ACTGGGCAACTGGTGCACCCGTCGCCCAGTTCGCACCCGTCGCCCAGTTCGCACCCGTTGCCCAGTTTGCACCCGTCGCCCAGTTCGCACCCGTCGCCCAGTTTGCACCAGTTGCCCAGTTCGCACCCGTTGCCCAGTTTGATATTGCGCGCCTCAAATTCGGCGGCTAATTCAGAAAGTTCGTTGTACTGAAAGGGTGTCCAGCCTTTGCCTGAAACCCAGAGATAAAGTGTTTTCATGGTTGGTTATCTTTTGTGTTTTACTTTCCGATTTGGTATGCAGGAAATCCAGCCCCAGAACGGTATGCGCCGCTTCAAGTAGTCCGGATCATCCTCGTGGTTGTACGCCTCGGTCTCGAAGCAGGTGTAGTAGTACGCGCCCGGATAGGGAGGGATAATCACCTCGACCAGCCACGATATGCCGTAGCAAATCCATCCGGCGAATAGAATGCCGACCACCGTAAGCGCCCAGCCCCACCAGGCGAACGAGTAGTTGATGGCGACAGGTAAGAGGATTGCCGCAAACAACACGGACAACTCAATCTGCTGGCAGCAATGAATCCCCTCGTGGCGGCGCGTAGTCTCGTCCATGCTCCACGCCATCGGCTTCCGGGTAAAAGACCACAAAAGCCATGTTACCCAGCTAAACCCCTTGAACGGGATCAACTTGTTGTGAACTTCGATAGGTAGTTTCATATGTTCAGTTTATAGCCGTTAGACAAAAGCCATTCTACCATCATAACACAGGCGCATGTTAAATTAGGATGCCTAAAAGATTTGATAGCTCCCTTTTCGCGTCCCACCCTCTTGTAAAACACATTAAAATCGTTTTTGACGCTTGGAATTTTCGGGTGGGATACATACAATCTCCCGTATGTTATTTCAGCTGGAATCATCCCCAGCAGGTCGGCGACCGTAAAGGCGGGGATAAAAGATTCGGGAAATTCTTGATAGGCCAGAATCTTATCCAGCTTACACTCCTGCCAAATTTTGAGCTCGTAGTTTATTTCGCCCGCTGCACCATGAGCCAATTCCCACACCATGCTCGCCTTATCTGCGGGCACTCCCAACTCGATCAGCCGCTTCGACTGCTCGACGCTCGTTACTTGATCTTTCATAATTTTTGCTGTTTTATTTAGTTTTGTTTGTGACTATGAAAACCGATTCTTTACGAATTGGCAATTACGTTCTTCACGCCGGGAAAGTAATTGCCGTGACCAGCGTATTCCCCAAGGGGATCAACGCCCATACCGACCGGATCACCGGCAAGGTGTCGTACATACATGCCAACCAAATCGAACCGATACCCCTGTCCACCGACATGCTCCAGCGGCTCGGGATGCGCCGAAATGCAGTGCGTTGGGTCAAATACGGCGTCGATAACCTTTATGTCGACCGAGCCGTGGATAAGTTTTACATATCCATCGGCAGGCTTGGCGAGCGGGTATGTCAGGTGCGGTTCGTTCATCAGCTTCAAAATATACTCTCCGACGGCTGGGGCGTGGAACTTATACTGCGGAGGTAACCATCTATTCGCATAACCCGTAATAACTCATGCAGCTGGTCGCCGTGTCGTCGTCGAACAAACTGCCCGTGGCATTCTGCCATTCGACATAGCGAACCACGTCGCGGATGTCGGGGTATTTATTACCGCTGACGATTGCGTGGGCAGGTATTTTGTCCGGGCCGAAAAACGCCGAACGCAGTTCTTGTTCGAGGGTGGCAATCTCGTCGATACGCTCCGGGGATTGCCGGGAAATATTGAGGATGTCCCGCTGATTCGCCATCACGCACGGCCAGCAGCCGACACGTTTGTAGCCCATTTTGTAGAGCGGGTTCGGCTCCAAACCTGCGGCCAGTATGTAATCCATCACCTGCTGCGCCGACCAGTCGAACACGGGCCGAAGCAAATCGTCGGCGAACTTCTCCCGGAATGCTCGTACCTCCTTGCCCCGATAGGTATGCTTCTTCGGTTTACCCGCTTTGTCGTAACCGTAAGGCTCGAAATAGTACTTGAAGTACGTGCATTGCGCCTGCATCTTGGCCCGGCTGGCCGATTCTGCTGCCCGGATGCCCTGAATCATCAGCATATTGTCCTGCACCTCGTCCAGCACGTAGTCGATACAGGGCTTCGTCTTCAATTCCTGCGTGCAGAACCGCGCCCGCGTCGAGGGCCAACGCTTCTTCTGCCGCGCAAGATCGACCATCCCGTCGTATTTCTTCGACTTGAGCGTCACCAAATCCAAGTGGAGTTTATCCGCGATCCGGTTGATGTACTCGTAGGTCAACGGATGCTCCCACCCCGTGTCGCAAAACACGGTCGTAAAGTTCTTGGTGATGTGTTCGCGCGTCCAAAGAAGCGATGCAAGGCTGTCCTTGCGTCCCGAAAAGGTGACTATGACTTTCATTTTATCGTTCGTTAAAGGTTAACTGGGGCTTTCAAGCACCACAAATGCTGCCCATTCACACGCTCAAGAGCGAAATTATCTTCAAGAGAACCACCCAAACGATGGAATCGAATATAGGCCATTGCTTCATCCCGTGTATAATACTTTTTCCCAGATTGCACACTTGGCGGCCGACCATCTTTAAGCGCCTTGTCGAGGTTTGCGTAACTGACAAAAGCCGTATAGGCATTCGTGTGTTTGAGGTATGCCTGCTTGCTCTGCATGGTAGCTATTAATCGGCGAATATCCTTCACATCGTAATCCCGCAACAGCCACACGGCCTGTGCTGCAGTTATGGGCTCTGGCATTGAAGCAATACCTGGAGCGTTCGTGGCGATCCATCCTATGAGTTCCGCAGCCTCCGCCTCTTTTCCCCCTACAACCCCCTTTTTAGTATCTACCAGTGTGTGTGTATATTCTTCTATTCTTTCTTTCTTATATTCTTTAGTTGTGGTTATTTGTTGGTTATCTGTTGGTTGTTTGCTGGTTATTTGTTGGTTATCTGTTGGTTGACAACCATTATCAAAACCATCCTGTGCTTGTTGGTATAAGTCATAATTACAGACAGTTATGATAGTATATTTGCGTGTTCCCGACTTGGTTATAAACCCGCAATTATCCAGCTTGTCTATTGCGGTGCGTATTTGCATCTCCGAAAGTCCTGTCTCTTCGGACAGCTGTCCTCTGCTGGTTACCAATTGTCCGCGGTCAATGATTAAACCCTTCCACTTCTTGGCCCGGTAATTTGCCTTCAAAATGAAATGCAATGCCAGCCGTACGCAGTTCGTATCCGGATACCACTCCCAATCGAGGAAACTGCGGTACATCTTAATCCAACTGTTATTTGAAGTGTTACACATTGCGAATTAATCGTTTGTAATAATTGATCTTATCGGACATCTCCGACCTCGACATTTTGAATACGCTGTGCTTACTGCGTTCAAGTTCTTCAACGACTGCAAGTCCGTATTTTCGGATCAGTACTTGGCGGTAAACTCCAATGCGACCAGCAGAATGCCTGTTGCAAACCCTACACTGGGCGTGACAATTCCTTTCGTCCCATCTCGTAGACCTGTGAGCTCGGTCTATATAGTGCCCGCAATCGCATGTTTCAGGCGCTATGGGCGCCCCGCAGGTGATGCAGAAACCTCGCCCACCCGGACAGTCTCGATGACGTATGAAAAGGCTGAAAACACGGTCGTATTCCCGTTCTAAATCTGTCATGCGTTATAGCCTATTTGGCGCATCTGCTCCTTCTCGAAACTCAGTTGCGTACGTAGTATGTCTACTTGATGGACACACGTGCGGTTAATCCTGTCGAGCATGTTAACGACCTTGTTCTCCTCGGCACAGGACGCCCGAAGTATTTCTTTTTGGATACTCGGCGCCAGAGGTATCAGGTCTTTCAGCCGGGAGGCTTTCAGCATCGCCAACTCTTGTTCGTATTTCGCCTTCGACAGGAGATAGCCGCTACGCGCCATACGCACACTCAGTTCTGACATGCGCTGTGAAATTGCCTGCGGCTCAGTAGGCGGTTCTGCTTCAATGAAGAGCTGCATTTCCTCGATCTCTTTAAGTTCAGATGTATCCATGGCTTAGAAGGGAAGATCGTCGGGGGCAGATTGCATTTGGGAGGTAGTAGAGGTGCATGAAGCCTGGGATTCCCTGCGCCCCAAAATCCTGACCGTATCGGCCATGATCTCCGTGATGTATCGTTTGATGCTATCTCGGTCGGTATAGTCGCGGGTTCGCAACCGACCTTCGACGTAAATCTGCGCCCCCTTCTTCACGTATTTATCCACGATATCCGCGGTATTGCGCCACGCCACCACATGATGCCACTCCGTTATCTCCTTTACGGTTTTTGTTTGCCTGTCGGTGTAACGGTCGGTCGTCGCCACACTCAGGCTGGCAACCTTGGCGCCCCCGTCCAATACACGAACTTCGGGATCAGAACCTACATTCCCGATGATGATGACCTTGTTTACCATATTTTCGTTGTTGTTTTTTGGCGAATATTTTTAACCTGCGGATGGCATCCCACTCGCGCGTGGATTGTTCAGGGAGCGGACGAAGCATATCAATCGCCCGAATCACCCTGCGCATATCGGAATTGGATACATTCATTGCAGTGGTTTTTTAAAAGTAGTCTTGATAATAGTCTTGCTCGACCTGGCGGGCGGGAACAACACTTCCCCCGTCTCCGGATCCGCCAAGCCCGATGCAGGCATACTGCGCAGCATCATCTCCCGCTCTTTGATGTCCACTTTTAAAGCTTCAAGCGTTTCATACATATCTCGCAGTTTGCTGTCGCCGCACATCGAATAGTCGTATTTTACGCCCGATTCGGCCTCCTCCAGCCGGCAGTCCCCGAACTGGTGCGATTTGCCATATTTAGACAGTTCGCGGAGTGTGATATCACGCACCTGCGTATCGTCCTTGAATTGCTTGATCGCATTCTCCATGCGGCTGATCTGGATATGCGCCTCGATAGGGCTGATGTCGCCATTTACGACGGCGCTGATGGCCCTGCCCGCGAGATCGGCAATGGATGCCGTATCTCCGAATAGTGTTATCTGCTGATTCATGCTTTATTTTCCCTTGTTAAATTGTAGTATTCGGTAACTTTGACATTGACTTTCGGAAGCATTTCTTTATCGACGATATACTTGGACTCCAAGAATCCGACTAATGAGAATCGCTTATTGGCTCCTTTGGCGTTTTCCTTAGCCTTGATTATCTCTTCGAACAAGTCCAAAGTCAGCAATTCGTCAGTAAGCGTAGGCTTGGAAGCCGGGCCGACATCCTCATGCCGAGGCAGCCGGTCTACGTCATCTTCGTCAGTGGCTATATGAAAGTATTTGAGAATGAAATAACGCTCCCCGTAAGTCATTGCCGAGCCTACACCTTTGTCCCAATCATTCTGACCGTTGGCGCTCCATTCGCATACGTCCTTCTCTCCGGATTCCACGTCAATCCAAGTGAAACGCATCTTTACACTCGAAAGGATTTCGGATTTAGGTCGCTGATCCCGGCCTACGGTATAATCCTGACGGGTATTTGTGATGTCGAGAACCTCCGTTTTGAGGATCACACCGAGTTCGTCCATCTTGGGACGGACGATCCCAAGTACTTTCGAACCGCTGATGTACTTGTAATTATTTCCATCAGCATTCGGAAGCAACGCCCTGACGCTCCTCTGGATTTCCAGCAGTTTGCTATAGATTCCCATGGTTATAAGTTGTTTTGTTCTCCGTATTCTTTTAGCCGGTGCAACTGCCCGGCGTGCATGCCACCGTCGATATCCTTGACCTCGATGATTTCGATGGTATCGCGGTCTACTTTGAAATAGGTTTCGCAAATATCCATATAGCTATCACCACCTTGTTCTTCGTGGACTTCGTAGTGATGGATCGCTTTGATGTCGTATATTTTGTAGGCCACCGTATAGACCCGCTTGTCTTCATCACCGCGCATATCCTTCTGAATGGCTTCGCGGATAGCCCGATAAATCAACTTTAGGTCTACCTCCATCAGCGTTCTGGCCCTCTGGGAGAATGGCGACCGCTGACCCGTTATATGTTCGCTCGGAATATCATGATACTCTTCGAACGTCAGCACCGGGGACGTGGTTGTCGTGTAATATTGCGTGTCCATGACTATTTAAGTTTTTGAACTCGACGCATAATTTCTGACACTTCATCCGCCGTCTGGTCTCCCAACACATCAGACGTTATATCAGTAGAGTAAGTTATATAACCGTTGTGTAGTATCGCAACCTCATAAGTATCAATTCCATTAGAATAGAACAACTCTCCGCACACAACAGACACTCCATATCCATTGTCAAAATACATTTGGGCGTGAGTTCCGACACCAACTTTATGTGGGTCAAATTGAAGATCCTTAAATGTTTTCATAATTATTCGAAGATTTCATCCAACAATCTGCCTACTTCTTTCTTGCGGTGCTGGTTCGACAGCACCCAGCGGAATACGGCGGCAAGCGGAACCGCCCACATCAGGAAGATGAATAACTCGGTCATATCACGTTCCTCCCTCTCATGCGATTGTACGATACGTAATTCCACAGGCTTATCCTGCATATGACACGTTGCCGGATTCTGTACTGCATGCGCCAAAATATGTCGGTGAGCAGCTGCTTATCGGTGCGTCTTACGCCGACAAGCTGAGTATCATTGTCCATGATTCAGCGGTTTAATGTTTAGACTTGGAAGGGAATGCCCGGCTTACGAGTATGGTGCCGACAACGACAGCATACGCGGGATAGAGCACGCGGAACTGAGCAAGGAAACAGCCTAAAGCATGCTCCTCGCACGTGGCGCGGATAACGTTGGTGTAATCGACCCTATCAGATGAAAATAGGGGTTTGTTGGCCTTGAGATGGCAACGATAAAATACGGTGCGGCTTTTCTTCGCGCGCGGTGTGGTCTGGGTGTTATTTACCCGGATACCACTAACTTTATCACGGTTTGGCATTGTGAGATAAAAAGTTAGTTAATAATATATAACAAAAGAGGCGAGCCCCTTTCGAAAGTCGCCAAACCGTGCAATCATACCGAGATACGATTGTCTCAAGGAGCCCGCTTTATTTTAAGCGGTTCTGATGTGTTTTTGTGCTTGTCGGTAGAACTCGCACGGTTTGGCTCTACAAATATAGGAATTCATTCCGAATCTGCAAAATATTATTTGACATTTGCAAACTTCCTATTATAAAAAGCCACTCTTTCTTTTGCCAGCGTTGTACATTCTCGGATAATAGCCCTATCTTCGTCAGTAAATGCAGTGATGACAATATCACATGGATATGTTTCATCTATTATCTGAAGAAGAGCAAGCGCATAAAGTTCTTGATTGTCGAATTTAACGGTGGAGTTTGCTATATCGGCTCTCGACCATCCGGCAAGAGCTGGGCAGTTTCCACGCAAATAGTCATGATGGTAAGTGAAAGGCATTCGGTCTTCACTATGCGGAAATTTCTTTATTACCGACTTTATTTGTTTGGTTGTCATTGAATCTGCAAAATTATTTACACGTTATTCGTGGATAGGTATTTTTAATCGAACAGCGTCCCTTGAACAGCATCACCCGGGCTTCTCATGGCGTACGCCCACCGTTCATGAACAAACAGCCGCTCCACTCGTTTCTTCGTTTTAGTCGCCGAATAGGTGCACGCTTTGTCAATACTCGCAATACACACGAAGTCATCCGGCATGAAATATTCCGAAACGAACACCGGGAAATCTCGATGTCGAAGCCAGTCGAAAAATCGTTTATGGTCGAAGTCGTGCAAATATCCCGTTGTGCCGGCGTATGGCGGATCGCAGTACACAGTTGCACCCGACGGGACGGTTATGTCGGTATAATCCTTTTGAAATACTTCCAGCCTTTGTAGCCTTTCCAAGCTTTGCAGCCTTTGCAGCCTTTGCAGCCTTTGTAGCCTTTCCAAGCTTTCCAAGCTTTGCAGACTTTGCAGCCTTTCCAAGCTTTGCAGCCTTTCCAAGCTTTGCAGCCTTTCCAAGCTTTGCAGCCTTTGCAGCCTTTGCAGCCTTTGCAGACTTTCATTCAATTCCGCCCACGGAGCAGTCAACTCCGGCAGAATCTCTTGCAACCGCCTGTATTGCTCGGCAGTAGGAAGTGTCCATTGAGACGTACTGAAATAGTGACGTGCCATATAATTTCCAAGGTGTCGCTCTACGTCCTTTTGTGTAAGCCCTGACGATTTGAGTGCAGCCTGCAAATACCCCCGCAAGTCCGCCGACTTTGCCCGGAAACAATCTGCATATATTGCGGATGCATTCAATGTGCCGTCCGCTTTGTATTGAGGTGCCACGTCACACTCTTCGCACAGTTTCAGCGCCTTTTGCGTAAACTCTCCTATTTCATCACGGACTTTTGCAGATTCCCGGACAAATAATTTCCACGCCAGCTGCGTGCTCATGGGCGTTTCCGCGAAAAATACCGTGTGCAGGTGTTTCTTGAGCCGTTCAACCTCCGGAGCATATAAATATGTTTTCATGTCATTTCCAAAACTCCAACACAGCCTTACGTAGGGGTCATTATCTTTGAGGCGAAAGAAATCCTCCCGGCTAATCCATCGACGCTCATCCCGATATTTACCCGATATAGCGTCTCGGAATACTTGGGGGTATTCTGTAATATCGTTTACTATGAATTGCTCGAATTTCCCCGACAGCATAGCGGCGTGAGTTATCGCACAACCTCCGGCAAATAAGTCTACAAATGTATGCGACCCGGGAAGGTGAGAGACAACCCATTTCGCAATGCTGTTTTTACTGCCCTTGTACGGCAATCCATAATTCATATTTCCTATCTTAAATTAAGCGCCATCCTCCGCGACCTCTCGGCATTCTTGAGGTAGCGTATTTTGTACTTCTCATTGGCCTTGTCGGGTGTAACCCAAAGCACCGTGTTGTTGTCGAGCCGTAAAGGCACAAGTCCTTTGTCTTTGAGCTCTTGAAGATATTTATTCATGGTCGTTTGATTGTATCCAAAAGAAGCGGGGGCTTCTGACTGCCCCCGCGGTGGTGGCGTTACTGTGCTTCGCGCCGCCGATTTGCGTTCTTTATCTCCCGTTTCGTGGGCTTAGCCCGCCTCGGCCTTGCTACTTCCTTCACGCAGCCTCGGATTGTCGAGGGATATACCCTCTGTCAGCTTCCGTTGTGACAGACGCCCAAGCGCCCGATCAAACTCACAACATTAGGGTTAGAACCCCGTTGAGCTACCCGGATTCGAACCGGGAGTACCGCCTCCAAAGGGCGGTGTGTTAACCATTACACCATAGCTCAATAAAAGCCGCCTGAATCTTCACTCGCCCACGCTGCCGCGCAGGGCTTCGATCTCGGCGGCACACCATCCGCGGGCTTCACAGCTGGCCAATGGCAAATACCAAACTTAAAATGCGATTTGCGGACTATTGGCAGGAATCCGCGACCTGTTGCATATAGTACTCGTTAAACTGCGTCGGCCGCCCGTCTTCCGTAACGGCCTTTTGTTTGTTCGAGCAAATGGAATATCCCATTTTCCGGAGCCGACTGATGATCCGGCGCAGCTCCGTTGTGTGGTACAGCCTCTCAGCCTTGCGAACAGTCAGCCTGCCGCCGGCCTTGAGATAGGCCAGAATTTTATTTTGAGGATCGTGTTTCATGGCCTTTGATGTATTTGCCGCTTTTCCCACGGGTACGGTCGAATTTTCTGAGCCTGCCTTCCAGTTCGTCGATGCGCTTGTACAGGGTATCACGTGCCTGAGTGAGCGCCAATACCTCGTGTTCCCGCTCGATAAGGCGTCCATCCGCTTCATTGCGCTCGCAAAGGCATGTAGCAAGCCGCACCTCCAGGTCTTCGATCCGTTTCCACATTTTCCACCTGGGCGTCAGGTCGAAGCATAGAAATCTCCTCTTCCTCAAAGTGTTCTTCTCCATAGTATAATTGTTTTAAGGTGTTGCAAATAAGCCCGCGCGCACTGTAACTTTAAACTCCATTTCAAAACTGCGCCACCGAAAAGCGCACGCGGGCAAGATGCAGACCTCACGCCTAAAATGAAATAACCCACTGCTGAAAGAACGGTGCGCAAGGCCTGCCATAGAGCCTGGATAGGCGGTCAAGCCACACCAGGCATAATAATGCTTGATTTATCCCGGTGGTTCTCGCCGCTCATATCATCGCAGCTCGAAGCCTATGCCAGTCTTTCGCGCATTCGGCTATTTGCTTTTGCGGGGCTATCACTTTGAGCCTTGCCCACGGCCCGCCGATGACGCTATTATCGGCCTAACGGATCGCTTTTGCCTTGCGGCGGGGTTAGTGCCAGCAATCAAACCCCTCACCTATGCGGTGGCTATCTTGTAAGTGCGGCAGGATTCGAACCTGCAACCTGCGCCCGGAAATGCGAGGTCTTTCAACCTTTGTGCTTCTATTTCGCATCCCTGCACCGCTCTACCTTTGAGCTACACACCTCGTGATGCTATTCCTTTTTGATGTGGAGCCGCTCAACCGGAATGCCTTTCATCTTGGCGATTTCATCCATCGTTACTTCGACAATCTCAGATTCAGGATCAGGTTCATAAACAAGGCGAAAACCTAATGTGTAAAGCTCGTCGCAAGTGAAATTGTAAGTCGCATTGCCCTTCTCTCTCTTGCACACGACCAATTCTCCACTACGGAAAATCACCTCCCAAGTGTTTGATTCGTATACAAGCTTATCCCCTACCTGCCAATCCTTGAAAGATTCGGCCTCTTCTTTCGTCGAAGGGCGGATACAAAGATTTGAAACGCCGTTTTTGATGAGTGCCATCTCGCTACCATCCCCGATACACCAACTGTATTTGAAGCCTAATTTGTCTTCGCAACTGGATCCACTACTCGCATCTTGGCATAGATAAATACTCCCTTCCTCTACCTGAATACGCCCTTCAGCTGGGAGGTCATTGATATTGGCTTTGAATTTCTTACCTTTGCATTGCAGTAAATTTTCCATACTATTTTATTTTTGGTTTATAAGTTTAGTTCTCTATTAACTCTTCCACCCAGAACTCCCGGCCACGGCGTGGGCTTAATCTGCGGCACCTACCTTCCACGTCTTGTGCATGGTAGCGATCAGGTTTATATACCCTTTGTATTCCTCCATCTGCTCGGTACTATAGCCTTCGGCCTCGCCAATTTTTCGGAAATGCTTCTGCCATTCGGAAATGGTGTAGCGTTTGCATCCTATTTGAATAACATCCTCACCCCAATAGGATACCGTATGACGAGATGCGCTGATAAATAGTGATTTCGGAACATCGCACTCGTCGCCCAGTTTGCACCAGTCGCCCAGTTCGCACTCGTTGCCCAGTTCGCACTCGTTGCCCAGTTTGCACCTGTTGCCCAGTTCGCACCCGTCGCCCAGTTTGATATTGCGCGCCTCAAATTCGGAGGCTAATTCAGAAAGTTCATTGTACTGAAAAGGTGTCCAGCCGGTGCCGGCAACCCATAGATAAAGTGTCTTCATGGTGGTGTATGTTTTGTGTTTAAAGTCCGTGTCAATTTTCAATCACCGTAAGCAGCTCTATATCGTCAGCTCTACGCCTTACTCGGCGCATCATGCGACACTCAAAGCTGGAGCCCAGTAATTCAACCGAGAACAGACAGAGAAGAATCGCCGCTCCGACCCGCCGGGTCATTTCCGATATGTTGAGCGTGATGCCGAAGTTCTGCGTGAAATACCAGGTGACAAGTGCATGCAATGTTCGCTTGCAGCCCGTCTTGTCGTAGATGCTTTGCAGGTGATTCGCCACACACTGGTAGATGACGTTAAGCCGCTCTGCGATCTCCCGAGCCGAGTAGCCCAATACTACGAGGTTTATCACCTCACGCTCGCGCTTACTAAGTATGGTGTCGGTTTTCATAACTACGCCAGCCCCCACGGCTCTTTAATTCCATATCGTGCGAATTTTCCTGCGATCATGCGGCGTTCGGAGATGCTGTGAGAAACCAGACCGTTCATCCGGTTCGAGTACGATTTCTTGCAAAGCTCGTCATTCTCCAGATTGTTGGATCGCTCTCGATACAAGGCCCGCATAATGCTTCGGCGAAGTTTGGAGTAGGCTTTACGATCCCTGCTTCTCAACTCATTGGCGCCTTTTACGAAAGCATTGCGTTCAATATCTTCTTGTGATTTAATCATATCTATATTGTTATTTATCCAGTATTGCCATGATCCGCTCAATGCAGGCGGCCTGCTCCTCGAGTAATGCGGTCAAGCGCTCTGTCGATTGAATTACTTCGTTCATATTGCATCGTGCTTTAGTCACCATAGTACATTCCTCGGACGCCATAGAAATCTGACGGCACCGTCAGCAGCTCGGGGCGGTACTCCGTGGCCTTCGGCTGCTCCGTCGGGCGGTTCTCGATCTTCGCCGTCATGATCGCCAACTTCTCATTGCGCCATGCTTTTTTCAGGCAGGCCGAAAAGGTCATCGACGATTGCACCCGTTTCAGGTACCACGCATTCTTCATAATCTTGCTTTTGTCGTAAGTTTTCATGGCGCTACGCTTGGTTATTTCAAAAACTTTTGTATATCTTTACATTGTTTATCGGTGTAGAACACTCTACCTTTGCGGTGTAGTTTAGTTCTACATTGCAAATATAGAATATAATTCTAAGAATTCGATGATTTTCTTGGAATATTTGCATAAATAATATTTATACTATTTTAAAATAATATTAAGCCTCTGATATCATGACCCTTAAAGAGAGAATCCAAGCGTATTGTCAGTATAAAGGGATTTCTGTTTCGCAATTTGAGAGACAGGCGGGGCTTTCAAATGGATATTTTAAAGAGGGGAGCAAAATGCCTCGTCCTGACAGAATCTCTAAAATTCTAAACAAATTTCCTGACATCAATAGAAACTGGCTCCTATACGAAGAAGAGCCCATGCTCAAAACTACCGACCAACCTGTCAGCCAAGGAGGCGAAGACGTCACGCCGCCGAAAGCTGAACTAAATAACCCAAAAACTATGGAGAGATTCTTAGATTCACTACTCCGCCAAAACGAGGAGTTGATTCGGCAAAACGGGGCTTTGATTGACCTGTACCGAGAAGAGAGAGCGAAAAGCAAGGGCGATGTCGCCCAAAAAAAAGAGGCATAGCGGTATTCTAATTAGACTAATGCCATCTTCGTTAGAGCGGAAGCAATATGATAAAATAGAACCACCCAAAATAAGCTCCATATAATCGAGCTACACATTTAAAGGAGATTACGGTCTCCTTTAAAAATGACCGGGGCTCCCGCAGACCAAAACATAAAAACTTCGGTTTATTTCAATAGCACAAATATTTTTTACTCTTTTCTTACCAACTCATTTCGATAGGGGTAAATTCATAAACTCATGAAAAAGTTATTGCACTTCTTACTATTCATTGCCGGACTAACATTATGCGCCTGCACATCAGAAAGCAATAATGATGATGGCTTTGATCCACTAAGTGGATACAACAAGAAATTCGACTTTTCCAATATTGATACGGAAGGATTATTTATTACAGGTTGTTGGGGAGATTATGATTCCAACAACAATGATACTGCTACCTACCCAATTAGGGAATTATGGGGTAAAGATTATGTTGTAATATTGGGCAAGCGAGATGACACATATGCCTGGATTGGAGTATTCGATTACTTTACTCATAAATGCATATATGATTATACAGACTGGGGGAAACCAGTCGGATATACAGAATATGGGGAGGAAGTGAAATATGAGATTACAACCATCCTGCCAGATGAATTAACATTCGGAGATGATTACTTCACAATACCAATAACATACAGCGATAAGCGAAATCGTAGGACTGAAATAGACTTAGTAATATATAGGGTCGACGGCACTACGACCAGAAATAAAGTGCTGGATACTGCTTCTTCGCATTATGATGGTTATATAAATACAGGAAAATTATCTAACAATTGTCTATTTTTTTATAGTTATGATGATATGCATGAAAATTCGAGTATCATCATATGGTTTTATGAGATCCCGAGCGGAAACAAATTTTATGAATTTACTTTAAATAGCCTCGATGGATGGATTCCGCGTCCCCCAACAACAGCATTTGATATAATAGGGGCAGCATTCGCCAATGCAGATTATACGCAATCTCGCATCCTCATAAACCCTAATGATGTAGAATCCTGGCTCGCGTATACAAGTCCAGGTCAGTCAATCAAATTAGTGGCTTACGATCATGGCGAACTATCCGACGTTCAGGAAGTAGCGATTTTCGATGAATATACGGGCTCCTATGACCAAGCGCCACGGTATGCAGTTGAATACTTAGAACAGGAAGCCGATAGCCATTTATTAAAAGTAACCCGTACTGAATATAACGGGACGCGGGAATCCAAGAATGTGCGCGTATACTTGGATAATTCGGGCGGACATATCAATATTCAATGACCCAAAGCCCCGGCATCTGTCGGGGCTTTTTTACTCAAAGTATATAATTATTCACTACCTTTGTGCGTTTTTTAGCATGAAATATGTTATATTTGCATAACAACTACCATCCCAACGATGAAAGCGCAGCAATTTAATGGAAGCTATCCAATGAAAGAAGGTACTGGCATAAGCGTAAGTTTGGCCGTCATCCTCTATGAGGAGGACAAGATTTACTATGCCTATTGCGCTGCCCTTGATATTCTCGGATACGGGAATAGCGAGGAGGAGGCAAGACGGTCTTTTGAAATCATGCTTGAAGAAATCTTAAAGTACGCTATATCTGAGGGAACTCTTAGTGCGCTGCTCGAATCTTATGGATGGAAAAAGCGACAGCCTCCAAAGACGAGCGATCTTATCACCCGAAGCAGCGAGCTGGCAGATATTGTCGATAACAAAGCATACAGGACTATTCGGGAGAATATAACGCTTCCTTGTGCATAATGGGTGCTTTATCGAATATTGACATTGCGGATTTTCGTCGGTTCCTAAAGCACTTGGGATGGGAATATGGCGGCATCAAAGGCGGCCATGAAAAATGGTGCAAGAAGGGCATGCTTCGTCCTGTCATATTCCAGACGCATATAAATCCCATCCCGATAGGAATTATCAAGAACAATCTGCGGACAATGGGATGTCCTGCGCAGGATTTGATTGACTACATGAATAAATAGTGAGAAGTTCGTTAAACATCAGCCCCGGCCGTATGACCGGGGCTTTTTTGTACCTTTAGAACAATAAACACCACCAAAGTAAGGTTCCCTTATAGAGAAAACACAAACCTTTAGAACAATCCGTCCAAAGATAAAAGCCTCAAAAATTAGGGGCGGAATCCATTGTTATTAAAATGCCTGCTCCCATCTTTGCCTTGAGAGATTGTTTTTCATGGCAGAAGGGAAGCTGACGATAAAGCAGGAGAAGTTCTGCAACAAGTACCTCGAGTGCGGCAACGCATCCGAGGCGTATCGTTTTGCATATGACTGTTCGAAAATGAGCGATGAAACGGTATGGAAAAGATCGGGCGAGCTGCTTCAAAACGGGGTGGTTACGGGGAGGGTAAAACAACTTCAAGCCCAATTAGCCGAAAAAGAACTTATCACCAAAGAGGAGCTAATCCGGCTTAATGTATCCATCATTAATGCCGACGTACTCGACTTTGTCGATGCCGACATGGTTGATATGAAAACCGAATATGGCGTACGGCAGGTTCCCTCAATTTCTTTCCAAGACCTAAAATCTCTTCCGCCTGAAAAACGGCGTTTAATCCAGTCCATAAAGATTGACCGTTCAGGTAGCCCCGTCGTGGAATTGATGGACAAAAGCAAGGCGATAGAAACCATCAACCGCATGCTCGGATACAATGCCCCGGAGAAAACTGCCAACACTGACACTAAAGGTAATGACCTTCCGCAGCCGACATTCAACACAGATCGTTTCTTTCAATTAATACAAATGAGCAGGAGCGATGACTGATTATTCCAGTGTAGGTGACTTCTTGTTGAAGGAAGGGTGTTTGGCATTTACGTCCGTAATGTTCGAGGCTGTGAACAAACAACCTTTTCGGATTGCGCCCCATCATCGAATAATATGCCATAAACTCGACCAAGTACTCCGTGGAGAACACCCGACTAATAGGCTCATGTTTAACATTCCTCCGCGACATTCTAAAACAGAGTTAGCCGTCGTGTCTTTCTCTGCGATAGGATTTGCCATCAATCCGCGTTCCGAGTTCATGCATCTTTCGAGTAGCGATCAACTTACTACCCGGAATGTTACGAACATACGAAGGATCATGGAGGATCCCAATTACCGCGCATTCTTCCCAAATGTCGAACTGTCCAACAATGCCAAAGGAAGTATATCCACCTCAAGCGGGGGCGTAATGTATGCGGCTCCCTTTATGGGTCAAATAACAGGGTTTGGATGCGGTAAACTGGGAGCACAAGAATTCAGCGGTGCAATGAGTATTGACGACCCAATGAAGGCTCAGGATAGCTACTCCAGTACTACCAAAGAGCGCATTGGCGAACTGTGGACTTCTACATTCAAGAACCGTCTTAATGACGTTCGCACCCCGGTCATTGTAACGGCTCAAAGGCTCGCTCCAGATGATTTTTGCGGTTATTTATTGCAACTTGAAGGGACAATTGAAGAAGGTGGAGAATGGGATGTTGTCAAATTCCCCGCAATCTTAGATGCAGGGCTGCCTACCGAGCGTGCGCTTTGGAATGAACGTTTTGCCCTTGATAAGCTAAAGCGTTATCGGGATGCGGATCCATTTACCTTTGAAACGCAGTACATGCAGAATCCTAAGCCTGCTGAAGGCCTAATGTACCGTGAATTCCGAACATACGACGTTATCCCCTACTCCAAAGATTGCACGCATAAGAATTACACTGATACGGCAGATACAGGAAGCGATTATCTGTGTTCAATATGCTACGACGAATTGCCCGAGGGAAATTATGTGACCGATGTGCTCTACACAAAAAAACCCATGGAGTATACCGAACCCAAGACGGCCGAAATGCTTGCAAGGAACAGGACGGAATGGGTTAATATTGAAAGCAATAACGGAGGGCGGGGCTTTGCGCGCAATGTAGAACGCATCCTTCGCCAGATGAACATTACCCACACAACGGTTAGTTGCTTTTCCCAGACCGATAATAAGCAGGTACGCATATTTACCAAGTCGGCAGACGTCAACAACATGACATTTTTCCCGACAAATTGGGACAAAAGATGGCCGGAATTCTATCAGGCCATTATGGGATACATGAAGGAAGGGGGCAATGCGCATGACGATGCCCCCGATGCGCTGACCGGATGCTTTGAAAAGCGCAGCACACCGATACAAGACGATGATTTAAGTGATATTAATATTTGGTAAACAATGAACTTTTTAGATCGCCTTTTTACATTTTTCCAAAATAAAACGCTCAATGCATTAGGTGTTGAGCGGGATTTAATGGAGCTTATCAAGGCAAAAGACATCAGTCAGGCGATGTCTTTGATGGAAAACCATGACGCGGAAGCAATGCAGGCAATATACGAGTACAATCCGAAACTTCACGCCATAATGAAGCGTCGGGACAAAACGAGAAAGGGACAGGGAGATTACCGCACGGAGAAATTGCCCCGCACTCGACAGCGTTATATAAATGAGGTAGAATTGTTCTTCCTGCTTGGAAATCCGATAAAATGGAAGGTATCCGACGAATCCGGTGATGCCGATGCATTTTCGGCTTACAAACAATTCCTTCGAGAAATACGATTCGACAGTAAGATGCGACAGGCTAAACGGCTGGCCGGAGCCGAAACCCAAAGTGCAAAGCTGTATCACATTTACAGGGACGAGGCAACGGGGCTTCCTTGGGTGAAAATAGTTGTGCTGTCGAAGTCTAACGGATATACCTTGCGCCCCATGTTCGACCAATATGGTAACCTCCTCGCATTTGGATGTGGGTATTATTTGAAGGAGGGCGCCGGAACAGTAGAGCATTTCGACATTCATACACCCACTTTTATATTCCGGGGCAGAAAAGCCAAAATAGGTTGGGATGTGACCCCAGTGCTTAATCCAACTGGTAAAATTAACATCATTTATTACAAGCAAAATACGGCATGGGATGGATTGCAGCCCCGAATTGATCGGGAAGAAAGTATTGACTCAAAAACCGCAGACACCAACAATTACTTTGCGGATCCAATGTTCATTGCCACCGCAGAGGTTATCAAAAGTCTTCCCAAAGCTGATTCCCCCGGAAAGGGGATCAAGCTGTCAAGCAAAGATGATCGGTTTGAATACCTTAATCCACCTATGTCGTCTGAAACGAGGCAACAGGAAAAGTCGGATTTAAAAGAATCTATACTTTTCGATACTTTCACTCCGGAGTTCACTCCAGAGAAAATGGTCGGATTGGGGACTTTGTCCGGTGAAGCCATTAAGCGCGCAATGGTTCTCGGATATATCAAGCGTGATAATCGAAAAGAGATATATGACGAACTCGTCGACCGGGAAAAGAATCTCATTTTGGCGATTATGATGAATGTAACTCATATCCATATGAGAGACAAACTCGCCACCCTCAAGATCGAGCATGAATTTTCGGAGCCCTTCAACGAAGACATTACTGCAAGGTGGCAATCCATAGGGAAAGCCTATGCAGATGGAGTGCTTTCACTTGAGGAATCTGTAAAATTAATGGGTGTTGCAGATAATTACCAAGAGGAAATCGAAAGAATTAGGCAAATGAAAGAAGCCTCTGCCACAAGCATCTACGAGGATGCAAAAACAAACCTTTCGACCAAAAAAGACGAGAATTCAAGTATCAATACCCCGACGGAATAAAACTTTTAGGACAATGACGGCTATTATACATCAATTTGATCCGCAAATTTATCCTCGGTTAATTTGGGTGGTAATAGGTGAAAAAAGCGCATCTGCAATAAGCGATAGGTTTGAAAATATAACAGATATGGACGACACATCTGCGGCGGATACGCAGAGTACATACGACATCACAAATAAAAGGGGTGGAGTTCTTATCAGGTTCGCCACAAAGGCGAACGCTCAAAATATCCAGTACGTTTGCCACGAATCTACACATGCGGCTATGGAGATATTCGATTATATCGGTGGACGCATTGATTGCAGTAACCAAGAGCCATTCTGTTATTTGGTCGGCTGGATATCTGAATGCATAAAAGAGGCTTTGAATTACCGTACAAAAAAAGTATAAATTTCCATCCTGCCCATTGTTATTAAAATGCCCGTCGAAATCTTTGCAACAGAGATTAATTAAAATAATATGAAAGAAAAACTTTTAGCACTGCTCCAAACCAAATTTGCGGGGGTGGACAATGCGATCCTCGACCGAATCGCAACGAAGAAGTCGGAGAATGTAACGGACGAAGCGCAATTACCTACCATAGCAGAGGGGATTGGCTTTCAGGACGTGTTAACCAGCTACGGCGACTACCGTGCAGGGGATGCGCAGCAGACCGCAGTCAAGAACTACGAGAAGCGGCATAACCTCAAAGACGGGAAGCCTATCGAGCAACCTGCCACAGGGGAGCGGCAGGCGAATACTCCTCCCAGTAGCGAAGAGCCCGAATGGTTCAAAGCCTACAAACGCCAGCAGGAAGAGCGTGAAAATGCTGTAAAAGCAAAGTACGACGCCTTGGAAGCAGCACGTGTAAAGGCTGAACGAGACGGACTTATTCGCTCAGCGGCTAAAGCGGCAAACATCAATGAATCGGCGTTGAACGACATTCTCGGGCTCGCTTCCGCGATGAACGAGGAAAAGCCGGACGAAACGAATATCAAAGAAAAGTTCGCGGCTATACAGACGCGATTCGTTGCCGCAGGGCTTGAGGGGCAGAAAACGGCATTCCCCCTCTCCACATCTGAGGCTCAAAGCAAAGAAGAGGCCAAAATGTGGGCTGAAAATCTGCCGGATGCAAAATAAAAACAGCAACAAACATGGCTATTAAATTCGAAAAGACACAAGTTAAGGGCGGGTTTCCGGTATTCTGGCGCGGGGAGCGCGAAGTGCTGCCGGGTGATTTCGCCGTGAAGGGCACTTATCCGGAAGGCACGATACTCAAGGAAGGGACGCCCCTCAAACTCGATTTCGAGAACATGCAATGCACGATCTGCAAATCCGCTCGGATTGTCGAAGGAGGCACCACAACCAAGCCGCGTGTCGTGAAAGGCTCTATGTTCCAAATCAACGATCCCATCAAGGTTGGCGAATCCTCCGGCACAGTAAAGGGCATCAGCACTACCAATGAATCCTACGATGAAATCACCCTTAGCGCAGCAATGACCGAAGCCGTTGCCGGGGCCGATCTGCTTGGCGGGGACGAAATGCCGGATGCAGTTATCGAAACGACCAAGAAATATACTACCACAAATGGGTTCCCTACGGTTTCGGCAGCTTACGGCGCCCGGATTCTCAAGGATGTGGTATATCCTATCCCGGCTGCATGGTTGCAAGGTTTCAGCCTGAAAAACAACCATGAAATAAAGTACATCAGACAGTAAAAGGCAGGTAAACAATGAGTGAAGTATATTATTCTTCTATTTTCAGCGAGCTGACCAAGCAGGTGCAAGCTCGCATCGACGCAGCATCTGAACTGCGCAAGCGCTTGTTCGACCAAAATGTCTACGAACGTTTTCTGGAGTGGGACACCCCCTCGGTAGGGCTCAATTTCGAAGAGATCATCGGATCGTATAATCTGAGCGTAGCTGCCGCCACCTTGGATTCGAAAGGCAAGGAACCCATTATGGGATCTGAAGGCCTGGCTACAATAGCCAAGAAAGTCCTCATTCACCAAATGACCCTACCGATGCCCATTGAAGACTATCGGAAGGTACTTCAGCTGCTGGATTCACGCATGATCTCAGATCAGGCAAAGAAACAGCAGCTCGTAAACCTCATGTGGGGCGGCGTTGAACGGGTCGTGGAATCCGTACAGGCCAAAATAGACATCATCTTCCTAGGTGCCCTCTCGAACAAAGGGGTATTTTCATTCACTCAGGAAAACAACCCCGAAGGAGGTGTGCGAGGCAATATCGACTATGGCATGCCGCAAGAAAACATCGCCACAGCAGATACACAGTGGACGGAGGGCAACATCGACACGGTCGATGTATTCGAGGATATCCAAGGCGTTGTCGATGCAGCTCAGGAGAAGGTGACCTTCGACCGCATCCTTCTGGATCAAAAGCGGCTTTCGTACATCCTGCGCAGCAAGAAGATGAAGCAGGTTATTTTCGGCACGGACAAATCATCGTCGCCACTTCTGCTGGCCAACCTAAACGAGTTTATGCGATCGAACGGCCTGCCCGTATTCGAGGTGATCCGACGGATGACGCGCATTCAGGACAACGGCAAGATCCGCGAGTACAAACCATGGAACGACAAGAGCCTCGTATTCGTGCCGGAGGGTCGTCTCGGCGTCATCAAAAACGCTTACGCGGATAACGAACTTCGCCCCGAGCCGGGAGTTGCCTACTCCAACTACGGACGCATCCGCATCTCGCAGTGGGGCAAAGGCGAGACGGACAACTCGAACGGCGTGGAGTTTACGAAAGCACAATCTATTTCGTTGCCCGTCATTACCGAGATCAACGGTATTTACTCGCTGAGTGTAGAATCGTAGAAGTACATGACGGTCGCAGAATGCATACGTCAGGAGTTCAGCATGGTCGGAACCATCTCCGACTATGGCGTTCGCCGCTTCGCCAGGGAATGGGGTTACGATCCCAACTCCCTGGCGGGTAGCGACCATCAGCAACAACTAATCGCCAAGCGCGTATCTGAGTTCATCGACAGCCTGATAATGCACCCTCTGTCGGTAAGCGAAAACGGGCATTCGGCGTCCTGGTCTGAAAGCGCCATGAAGCAACGGGCACAACTGATGCTTCGGCAATATGGCATCACGCCCGGCGAAGAATTGAGCAGCTCTATTGGCCTGTCCTCGATAAAGGATGCTTCGAACTTGTGGTAATATGTATTTCGCGCCCCACATACTCTATTTGAGGAACGATCCTCCCAAACAATACGACGAACTGGGACGTCCGATAGCTATGTCCGAAAGTGATGCATGGCAGGAAATAGGTGATTGTCGTTGCGACGACGACACAACCGTCCGCCTTGTATCAGAGAACGGGGAGGTGCGCCAATCGAAATACCACATCGTCTACGAAGGGAGAGGAGTACCCAAAGGAGGTTACGTTAAATGCATTGAAAAGGCGACCGGCACAGTACGGGGCGAAGGTACAGTGGCAATAGCCAAGGTAAACAACTATTTCAACGCTTCAGACCTTTGGATATGATTACAACGGGAGACGCGCGCAACATACTGTTCTCGGCGTGTAAGGGGGTTGGGATAAAGGACATGCACACTTCATGGGCGATCCCCGAGGGGAAAGTCAATAGAGAGCGTATCGTCGTCATCACACCACCCGAGCAGACGTCGGACACGTATTGGGAAAATTGCTTTGTTGCTGTAAACCTGTGCGTCCCCGACATCAAGGGAGAAGCGAACCTAAAACGGCTGGACGAACTCGAACGGGTAGCCAAGGCGAGGTTCAAAGAATGGACATACGGTACTTACGACGGATCCGCATACAGGTACAAGTATGAGAACATTGGTCGTGAGGAAGATGTGAATCTCGGATGCCACTATATCTACATCAGAGTACTATTCAGAGTATTAAACATTAAAAACAACTAAAACAATGGCAAAAGTAATAGCAGTAGGAATCAAGAAGCTGTATTATACAGCCCCCGCGAAGGTCACAGGAGATCTTACGGGTACCCTTCTGGCAACCATCATTAAAGATGTCAGCACGAAACAGGTGGAGAACATCCACCAAGACACATGGAGCATCGAAGAGGAGGAGCCGTCTACGACGGAGTACAGGAATCAACTCACCAATGGCGTATATCGCCAAGACACCGAAATGGGTAACATCCAGATGTCGTTTACCATCGGGCAATACGACTATGAAACCAAGGCGGATTTCATGGGCGGCACGGGGTCGGAGACGTCATGGAAGCGTGCGCGAGGCGTCACGCGCATTGAAAAATGTATGATCGCCCTAACGGAGGACAACCAGTATTGCGTCTTTCCGAAGGCCTCGGTTATCGCCCGCAACACCAACAATGAGGGCGCCGTAGGTATCGGTGTAGCAGCTGCTGCCCTGGAACCCGACAACACGGCAGTCTCGTCGGAATATTGGTTCGATTCTTCGGAGGTGAACGTCGAATAAGAACCTCCAAGCCATCAGCAGTCCAGGGGTGGGAGGCGTGTGCCCCTCACCCCTATTTCTTAAAATCAATCTTATGAAATTGGAGTTTATCAGTATCCGCATCGCATCGAAGGGATACACTGTATACAAGATGTCCCCCATGACGGCAACGCGCATCATGACGGCGCGGGATGTCAACAAAGATCCGGACGAGAGTAAGGCATGTATATCGGCGATGGCGCATAGTATAGCCTTGGCGGTTGTCGGCAGCCGCAACATATTCGCGGGTGTCAGGGTGTGGTTTTTACGCCGCAGATTCATGAAGCGGGGCACATTCAACGAGTTGTTCGACTGTTACCAGAAAATACTGCTGATGATACCCCTTGAGGATATTGCCTCGGTTGCAGCCGTAATGGAGGGATTGTCCGCAACAATATCCAAAGACCATGAGTAAATCGGCGGATATTGTCGCCAGGTCATTGCTGAATACGCATCATGTGTCGGTAAAGCTCGGGGTGCTGAAATTCTGGGTATACCAGCCGTTCGTGAAAGATTTGGCAAGGGCATTTGCCGGAGGGAAAATAGACGTTTCGATCTCCGGAAGGCAAAAATATTCCATGGAAACAATATCCAAGCTGCTTTTTCGGCGCTCATGGTGCCAAAAACTATTCCTGTGGTACGCCAAGCGGTATGCCACCTGTGAAGAGATTTCCGCCGCGACCATGAAAATAGCCGACATCGTATCGGGCAAAGACTTGTTCGATTCGGTGAAGATCGACAAAACACGCCGGAAAACAGTGTCTGAAACCGTCGGGAATAATACGATAACGGGCATTATTGCAACGATGATGGATCAATTGAACATCTCCTACAACGAAGCCTTCCAAGGCATAAACTACCCTACCATGCTACTCATGATGACCGACAAGGTGCGCACGCTCGTAGGGGACGAGGAAAAAATAGTGCGGGGATCGGGCGCCGATATGGCCCGGAGAAGAAACAATAAGAAAAGAGGCAATAAAGAGCAGTAATGAGTGCATTATCATTCAAAATAAACGCGGAAACCGATAAACTCAAGAGTTTTATTACCATGCTTGAGCGGTTGCGGCAGGTACTGGCCGAGATTCCGGACAGCACAAAGGAATTCGACGTCATAAACCGTAAAATTGGCGAGATGGAGGCGCGTGTCGAGCAGACAATGCGCAAAATCGCCCAGATGGAGCAGCAGGCAATGGATGCGGCGTCCAAGGCTGCCGCATCGGCCACGACCGGAACTGCTGGCGGCGGTTCTACGGCAGGAACAGCGGCTACCCAGGCCGAAACTGCGGCATATCATGAACTTATTGAAGAGCTTAGAGCAGTCAATGCCTCAAAACGGGAGAATGTCGCATTAATATCCCAATATGAAGCGCAGATAAAGCGGCTCAAATCGGAAATCCGCGATCTCAATAAAGCAGAAAGCAGCGGCATAAAGCTCACACAAAACCAAAAAGCAAGCCGTCTTAATGCCTCCGTTTCGATTGAAGAGTATAAGCAAGCCTTATCCCGCGCAAGACAAGAACTCGCCAACCAAATCAAATTAGAACAGGTTGCCAGAGGGTCTATTGACGAGATGTCGCAGGCTCTGGGCAGAATGCGGACTATCTACCGCTCTCTGAATGAAAGCGAACGCGGTAGCAACTGGGGGCAAAACCTACTTAAAAATATAGAAGGCCTTGACGCAAAAGTTAAAGAACTGGATGCATCGATGGGCGTCCACACCCGGAAAGTAGGCGACTATGCCTCGGGATTCAATATGCTGGGATTCCAAATTAAGCAAGTTGCCCGCGAGTTGCCGTCGCTGGCATATGGCCCGCAAATATTCTTTTCCGCCATATCCAACAACCTGCCGATGCTGGCCGATGAAATAGCACGGGCGAAGAAATCGGTTGATGAATTGAAGAAAGCCGGGCAAACCTTCACGCCCGTATGGAAACAGATTGCATCGTCGATCTTCTCCTGGCAAACCCTGCTTGTGGCCGGCGTAACCGTGCTTACCCTTTACGGCAAGGAGATAACCAACTGGGTAGCGTCGCTGTTCAAAGGTAAAACGACGATAGACGCCTCTGCCGCTGCACTCGAACGCTTTAATTCCGCTATGGCTCAAGGTTCGGTGTCGGCTCAATCCGAATTAACCAAATTGAACCTGCTGTATAGGGCTGCGACAGACCTTTCCAAGCCCTATGAAGAAAGAGCCGAAGCGGTCAAAAAACTGCAAGACATATACCCCGCTTACTTCGGCAATATGGCTGCGGAACAGGTTATGGTCGGGAATGCTGTCGGTGCTTATGAAAACCTGCGCGACGCAATTATCGAGGTCGCAGAGGCGAAAGCCGCCCAAGAACTTATTACAGAGGACGCAAAGAGTTTAAAACTTATTGAAAAAACAGGGGATGCCTATACCAACTATTCTCTTGCTTTAAAAGAATACAGAGTAGCATATGCTGCAGCACAAGAAGCCAGCAAAGGGAAGGGCCCAATAACATTTTCTCTCACCTCTGAATCTGCAAGTTTTGAAAGGGCGAAAGCAAATTTAAGGAGGTTTAGGGATGATTTTATTAACGAATTATCAAATCTCAGTAAAGATGGTGATGACCTTTGGAAGCGTATAAACGAAGGCTATGAAGGTGATGTCGATGCATTTATTGCGGCGATAAATGCCGGCATCGAAAAATTGACCCCCGCAGCAGAAAAATTATTTGTAGGGAAAACCCCCGCCGAACTTAACGCAGAATGGAAAAAAGCACGCCAAGAGGCCGAAAGCGCAGCAAAAAAAGCCGCATCCGACCAAGAGCGCAATCTAAAAGAACTTAGCCAGAAACTGCAAAAGCTCCGGGACGATGCATTGCAGGCGGAGGTAGATTCCATGAAGGACGGCACGGCCAAGAAACTTGCGCAAATTGACCTCGACTATCAGAAACGTGCCCGAGCCATACAAGAAGCCGAAAAAAAGCTGCTTGAGTTACAAGAAAAGGAAATTGATGCCCAGTATAAAAATGACACTTCGTCTGAACGATTCCTTGCAGGACAGCAGATGATTGCGCAGTACAAAGGGAATGTAAATCATTTGGCGCGCCCACTTGTTGAAGCGGCGGAATTGGTAAAAAAAGGCTGGGAAGATGCCGGAGAGGGTATTGCCACCGTTTTCAGCAGCCAATATGGTATTATGGATGCCAAGGGAAAGGTGACTGAGATTTTAGTCACCCCAATCCTGCCTAATGGGGACATTTTGTCTCCACAGGAATTGGAAGATTATATATATACTCAACTCGAAGGAGCACAAAACATTCTTGCCGCAGACACCAAAGGTTTAGTTATCGCCACCAATGTAGCTGCCGATGGGTCTGCTGGCGAAAAATATCACGAACTTCAAGAGGTATATTATGCTGACAATATCAAAGCGGCAGAAGGTGTTAGAATATACACGGAAGCCTTGAAAGAGGCAAATGAAGAACAGCGGAATAAAGAACGTGGAACCGCTTTATTGGTGGGGCAAATTGGTCATGCCGAACTTTCAGCGCAATTCGACGAAGAAATTCAATCTTGGGATGAATATCTGCAAAAATATGGAACCTTCCGGGAAAAACTACAAGCTACAAAAGACATTTACGACCGTAAGATCGAAAATGCTGGCAGCATTGGAGAGCGGAAGGCACTTGAAGCCGAGCGAGATACAGCAGTAGCTGAAATCGAAGAACAAGCCGGGCAATGGGTACGAGAGCTTACAGATAAGACAAAGAAGCAGTTGGCGGATCTGAAAACCGAACTGGAAGCATCATTGCAGTCTCTTGAGTCGGAATACAATGCTTTGGATTCATCCGATACAGAGCAGGCCCAGAAACTTCGCGGTGATATCAATCAGACGCGAGCAAGAATTAATGCAGTAGATAAAGCTGCTTCGAGTACAAAATTAGCCCCCAAAGATAATGCGATCAAGAAATGGCAGCGATTAGAGAGGACACTCGGTGATATTGCAGATGGATTCGAGGGTATTGGTGATGCCGTTGGGGGCACTACTGGCGAAGTCATTAGTGCGGCGGGCGAAATTGCAACTAATGCAGCCAGTATGATTAGCAGCATTGTCACTCTTACTGAATCGTCGGCGGCAGCTATTACAACGACATCAACAACCGCCGCCAGTGCGATCAAAGCTGTTGAGCGAGCATCCGTTATTCTTGCTATCATTCAAGCGGTATTGACAATAGCAACTAAAATAGCCAGCCTATTTAATAATGATGATGAAAAACAAGCGGAAATAGACCGACTGCAAGGTAGAATTGAGCAACTGCAATGGGAATTGGATAATGCCAATGCAATTCGGCTCCAAGAAAATTCTTTTAATGCTATTCAGAAGGTAAAAGACGCTTATAATGATGCGACGAAAGCGATATTGAGCGCATACGGAAAACTAAGCCCCTTCGGGGAAGCCATCGTTAAGCGAATCAACGCGGCTAAAATAGAAGAAAAGGCAATCAAAAGTATAGCAGATGCCTATTCAAACCTTAAATATACAGACAGCAATCTTCTGGGGGAAAATAAGTTTAGTGATACCCGAGATAAACTTAACAATCTTGCAGAACAGCAGTTGTTGCTTCAAAAGCAGATTAATGCAGAGAACGACAAGAAAAAAACGGACAAATCAAAGATAAAAGAATGGGAACGTCAAATTCAAGAACTTGGAGAAGAAGCTGCTGAAGTAATAAATGAGGTTGTAGAAACTATTATCGGCGGCACCGCAGAAGATATTGCAAAAGAACTTGGCGATGCCTTCATAGAAGCGTTTTTAGAAGGTGAGGACGCCGCTAAGGCCTGGGGTGAAAAGGTAGACGAAATTGTTGCTGACATCATGAAACAAATGTTAGTCAGCAAATTTGTTGAAGAACGTATCGGAGATATTTTTGACCAGTATAAATCCAAATGGTTCAAGGATGGAGTTTTTGTCGGGATTGACGGTGTGATTGATTCCATGGGAAACTTTGCCGACGATCTCAACAAAGTTGGTGAGGAATTTCAAGCTATTTGGGACAGCCTTCCCGCTGAAACAAAAGAATTACTTGGGAATGCTGGCGCAGCACGTCAGGAAGCCACGGAAAGAGGCTTTCAAACGATGTCGCAAGATACGGGCGATGAATTAAACGGTCGTTTCACCGACATTCAAGGCAAAATAACCGACATCCGCGGCTATGTAATGGCGCAGACGCAATCAATAATCGGTCTTTTGACATCTATGGCCAATATTGAAACAGCCATGTACGCAAGCGTACAGGTAAATAATGAGCTGCTCCGATATGCTGTGATGACCTACATGGAAATTGTGGAAATAAACGGCAATACAGCAGCCATGAGAGTTGCCTTACAAGGCATCCAAGAAGATATTGCGGCGATTAAACGTAACACGAGTGAATTGTAACCATGAAGATTGAAAAAGACATATCAGACCTAAGCAAGTTCATCGACGGCATTCAAGGTGAGGTCGTGGATTTCATGGATGAGAAGGCGCGAGAGGCCGTAAAACTCCAACAGGTCGAAGCCAATTATCGGAACCATACATGGAATCTTCGCAGTTCCCTCGGATATGTTGTAACCTACGACGGCAAGGAGAAGCGGCGGTACATAAGCGGAATGAATTACGGTGATGAAGCTGCCGAAGCGATCAAAAAGTGGCTCGATGAAGTCAACAAGTCGGGAACCAGCATTGTATTTGCCGATGGCATGTTTTACGCTTCTTTCGTCAGCTCAAAAGGCTACGATGTCCTGGACACCGCACAATCTTATTTAGTCAAAGCATTAAACGGAAGAAAATGAAAAGGGATTTACTTATAAACGGCTACGATGCCTATGCAATGGGTATCACAATGGGATCGGGTTTCATTGCAAGTCTGAGAACGCCGGCAAGCCTCAAAGATTTTGTAGAGAATGATGACCCCAAAAAGAATGGCAAGCAGGTAATTTACCCCGAAGAACCGAAAGTTGCCGCCCGCGATCTGACGCTAACATTCGTGATCTTCGGTGACACGCTCGCAGAGCACACGCTGAATTACAACAGTTTTATAGAACTACTAAAAAGAGGCAAAATGGACATCAGTGTACCTTCAATATCTGCGGATATTTACCACTTGACCTACATGGGTAATTCAGGCAGCTACATGATGTCTGCTGACCTTACCACCTCACAACTGACAGTAAAATTCAATGAACCCAACCCGGCAAATAGGGTCGCAGAAACAGAAAATATATGACAACTCAACACAATAAGAGTGTAGATGCCATACGGACGATGGCACTACAAACGGGCGCTTGTAGAAAGATAAACCGCGTCCAAGACTTCCCCGAACTAATCAAACTGATGTTTACCCCACAAGGGATCGAGTTCTGCCAGAATCACAACTTCCCCGCAGTCGAAGTGTTCAGGGAAAACCGAAGCAATCTTCAAGGATTGGAAGTATATGTCGACGCTGGCAACATCACGCTAAAGGGCAAAGAATATGTATGCCTGGTCGGTGATACGAAGGCCACTATCGAGGCTTCCGGGGCTAAATTCACGCATACAATCATATTAATGCACGACGCACGAGCCAAGATCAACGCCAAGGACTACGCCGTACTGAATATCGTAAATATCAGCGGAGAATGCCAGATTAATAAAGACGAAACGGTAATTGTTCTGTAAATATAAAGCCGGTTCGTAAGAGTCGGCTTTATATTTACCATTCATTAGATGAATTATTCAGACCCTTCTTTACGCCATCTTCAACTGCTTTTATTAAAGCTAACGAACTACTGTATACATATCTTAAATTATCAAAGCTAACTTGCTTAAACTTTGTTTTACATTCAGTCCAATAAGGGTAAAAACTTCTTAAAGTATATTCTGTTCCATCAAAAGGATGACGCAAATCTGCATCCTGCTCTCTTTCTACCCCGCTAACAGTAACGGTAACCCTAAATTTGTTATCTTTTATTTCGATCTTAATTATGTGCCAGCATCTATTTCGGCAAATTGTAGTCCAATTTATAGTGCGAATGTCGGAATCAGAAAACCCCTTTCCAACAATCAATCCTGATTCTTTATCTTTAATTTGAATAACTTCCTTCGCGTCTTTGTATAGAGAAACAAGCACTTCTAATGCTTTAGTAAAAATATCATCTTTTGATTGATTTTCAGCATCAAACACTTTAACAAAGACCCATTCGTTATCATTTTCAGTAAAATCAGCTTTCATTCGCTCAAATTCTGCAAGTATTTCACTGCTAATGGCTTTGTCGTCTCTTTTTTGTGCATCGGCACCTGCGCATAATAATAGCAAAACTAATATGCAAACAATTTTCTTCATATAGCACTAATTTGTATTGAACCGGAATCACAATAATATTTAACACAAGAAATAATTGAAGCCAATTTGTTTCAAAATCTAAATCCCGCTTGTATTAAGAATGCACCCATATTAGATGGGCCGTAAGTGCCGTTTTCTTGGATATTGTCGGCGATACCCAAAGATTGATACCCGATATTTATAAAAACACCTAATTTCGGGGCCACAGAAAAATCAACACCCAAACCGCCGGCTCCATAAAATCCTTTTTCATCACCAAAACCATATCCGAGATTAGCAAATATATACGGTGCTATTTTGCTTTTAGTTAGGTATCCTTTTATATCCGCAAATACGGGAATTGTTGCGTGCCCATTATCTAATAATGTCAATCCAGCGCCGGCACCTAAAAAAAGATTAGGAATAATTCGGGCACCATGTATAGTTTCAATATAAAATCTATCCATTTGATAATCACCCATCCCGAAACCATAACCAATGTTCACCTCGCCTTGGTATCGCGGCGAGTTTTGTGCTTTGGCATAAGCGCATAAAACAGCGAATAATAACAGTAGTAAATACTTCTTCATATTAATAAAATTTAGTGAGTTAGTAAATCAAATTTACAATTTCAAATTGGAATATCCAAAAAAGCGAGGAGTGATTTTCGCCACCCCTCACCTCATGTTTTAATGTTGCCTCTCCTTTGTCGCACGTTATGCGCGTATTTGTGCCAAATCACGGCCTATCTGCCGCAAGGCATCTAATATTTCCTCCGTGCGTTTCTCAGATGGTTTTTTGGTGCCGTAAATATATTTCGACAACAAACTTTTGTGAATACCTATCGTGCGGGCAATCTCCGACACATTCAACTGCGGGAACCGACGGAACACATCCCCTATCACATTATTTGTGTCCGGTTCATCCGTGGCGTAGAAACTCGACAGGTGTATATCTTCGTCGATCTCCTCCCAGCGGATGGCATCCCCAAACTTGTTTATTTTCCACGCCTCGCGCTGGTCGTCGGTAGCTTCTTTGAGTATGGGGAAATACTCCAGCGGGCGGCTGTATGTTTTGCCGTCATTAGTGGCTATGTATATTCGGCCACCCTCGAACCAAACTTTTGTAATCTTCGCCATAATCATAATGTTTTGTACTTTGCAGTTTATTCCTCTTCTCCGAAATACTCGTGCCACTTGGCGATGATCTCCGCCTCATACAACTCGATCACTTCGAGCGCGCGGCGCATATCGTTCGCTTTTATCCCCCGGTTGTACTTTATTTCTCGTGTAGCGATTTCTACCTTTGCGTCGTTGTCGCCGTACTCGATATGAACATGTATTGGCAAATGTTCGTCAGAGTAGAAATAAAATCGCAATCCAAAAAGGTTTAAAATTGTAGGCATCTTTATTCGTTTTTATCTACTGCAAATATAAGTCCAAAAATTTAGACCCGCAAATAAAAGCGTGAATATTTTACCGTTTGGTCTAATGACCATGCTGGACAAATAAAAAAACCGAGGAAGATACCTCGGCTGTAAAAAATTGATACCTATTATCTATTTTGTTTTGATTTGAAAAATATGAAGACACCAGCAACTGCAGCAATAGATCCCACTGCAATAGATCCTGCAACCGTATCGAATCCCTTATACAAGGCATAAAGTACTGACCCGGAGAGAACCAATACCGATAAGAAAGCAAATGTGATACCTAAATAAGTCGTACGAATGGCATTCTTGGTCATTGCATTTTCTGTATCGTGTCGATGCACCATTTCTTTTTCAGCCATCGTTATAATGCGCTCCGCAGCTCCCGGAACAATCTGATCGTATTTGGCCAACGTTTCGGGGTGCGGAAGAGGCCCTGAATAATGATGCTGCAACTGAACGTGCTGAACGTTGTCAGCAGGACTTATATTTTTCATATGCTCTCCGGATGTCGTTGCCCACATTATACCAATCCTGCGTCATATTCTCAAGGTCAGTTTTTGCCTGACGTTGTTTGCGGCACCTCTCTATCGGATTGGATTCCAACGAAAAGAAATGCAAAACGCTGTCTATAAATATAATCAAAAGGCTTTTCATAATAAACATCTTTTCTATGCAAATATACTTTTTTATTAATAAACTGCAAAAAGCGTACTGTTATTGTATCTGCACTAACGAAGTGGGAGAAATAAAAACCGAGGCATTTGCCTCGGCTCTATTATTCAAAAGAAAGTTTATTTCATCTTTTCTTGCATTTAATTTCAACGCTATCGCCGTCCATTGTCATTGTCATCTCTGCGACATTATCCGATAGACTATGAATATTGTATCGCGCATATTCAGTGTTTTCTATATAACAGACAATCGTCGTTCCTTTAGCCTTATAAGTTCCGCTCCCATTGCCGAAATACCCACTTCCATAATAGGTACCATCTGAATTAAATGTAGCTGATGCATGGAACTGATCGAATATAGACGATGTAATATCCAGCCAGCTACCATCCTTCTGCTTTAGATGGGTAATATCCCACGTTCCGTATATGGCGTCGCCATATTTGAAATTGGGCTCGTCATCATCCGAACACCCTACAAAAGCAACCGAGGCAATAGCCACACACAAGAGTAAAAACTTTTTCATATTTCTAATTGTATTGGTTAGTCCCGCAAAATTATAAAATTCCCCCCCCCGCCAAATTTTGAAAGTAAAATTTACTCCTGATGTAAAAAATAGTGCAAAATCCTTTGTGAATTAAAAATAATTTCCCATATTTGTAACGCTTACATAAACTCAAGAGTGCACAAGATGCACCATTATTGGTGCTTTTTTTGTGTCGGAAATTGAACATACGAACGGGTAACCCTGTGGCGTTGCTGTAATGGCGCGCCAACCTCTTGAGTAAAGATGTAAGCAGCAGGTAGTACCCGTTCGTTTTTTTTGTTTTATTAAATGCTTACATCTATGAAAAAACAATCGCTTCCGGAAACGGATTATCAAACTCGCTGCATCGAAGCCGAGCGAAAAGCACGAGATTTCGAAAGCGCCTACTTCAAGGCCGAAGAGCGCTACTCCAACCTAATGGACGCCTATATCAAACTACAAGGTTACTATCTTGAATTGCTGGGCGCTGAAAAATCACCCCGCAACAAAATCAAAGAGATCGACCCGTTTATTCTAGTCAAGATGGGCCGCGGGATGAATGTCGCACAATGTAAATAGACCAACAGCTATGAACAATATACAAATCTTCAATAATGAACAGTTCGGGCGTGTACGGATTATTATGTCCGACGAAAACAAGCCGATGTTTCTTGCGAATGATGTAGCAAGATCACTGGGCTATGCAAAACCAGCAAATGCTATATCCACGCATTGTAAGGGTGTCACTGTTTTAGTGACCCCCGTTCAAAACCAATATGGTACACCTGTTATGCAGGATGTAAAATACATCCCCGAATCCGACGTTTACCGTCTTGTCATGCGGTCGAAGCTCCCGCAGGCCGAACAGTTCCAGGACTGGGTGTGCGATGAAGTTCTCCCCACGATCCGCAAGACTGGCGGATACATGTCGGCCAAAGAGACGGACACACCCGAAATGATAATGGCACGTGCCGTGCTGGTAGCCAATGACACTATAGCCCGCCAGAAGCAACAGTTGGAGCAGGCACACAAGCAGGTCGCAGCGCTCGCCCCGAAAGCCGAACTAATGGATAAAGTACTGGACACAGACCAGAAGATCGACGTCGGGCAGGCGGCAAAGATTTTGAACCTTCCCTTCGGCCGCAACACGCTCTTTCAACGGCTCCGTGAACGCGGCATATTCTTCTGCAATCGCAATGAGCCTAAGCAAGAGTATATTAACCGTGGTTATTTCGAGTTAAAGGAGAAGTTAATAGATCGCAACAACCACGAATCGTTCACGGTTATAAAAGTCCTCGTGACGCAGAAAGGGTTGGATTTCCTCGCAAGACAATTCGAAGTAGTCCAAACGCCAAAGAAGATGGCACCGATAAAGTAACCCCCGTATACCACTATTTCCACACCACGTTGGGGGGGGGCGCCTCGCAAAAATGCGGGGCGTTTTTATTCCCTTCCTTCCAACCTCACTACAAAGTGTAGTTAACTACATCCTAACGGTGTAGTGTAGGAGGGTAAAAAAGTCAGAGAAAAATTTGCATTTTGCTAATACGTGCATTATATTTGCAGCACGAATAAGATATAGACGTACGGGTCTATCCGTATAATGTGTAAATGAAAACAACTGTATAGAGCCCTAAATAGTTATTTTAGGGCTCAATTTTTTTAGCTACTAACTACACTAAATTTATGGCTGCAAATAAATTTTTCCAGCAAGAGCTTTTTAAATTCTCCATTTTCCCAAAATATCAAAGTTGCATTGATGATTTGGCTACAAATCTTGCCGACCCAGAGGAGTGGGACTTTTCAGATGACAAGAGAAAAAGTCACTCCATACTGAAAAATTATTTAGAACACATCTTCCGAAAATTGAGAGCAGAAAACAAAATCTGCTTTACAGCCAATAACGAATATTGCTGCTTCAATACTGGGCTTGTCACTAAAAACCTGGAAGAAATATTTGCCTTCTTCTTCAAAAATAAAAATCAAGGTGAAGGAGTTCCGCCCTATGTTTTTAAATGTTTTTGCAAAAAAAGCGATGGTGCATTATTGCGAACATTTAAATCATCTTTGCCCAAGATAGCAGATTTTTTTCAAAAACCCGAAGACTTACTTTTTAATCCCAACTGCGAACTTATTCCCGATATAGATCATATCATCCAAGATAACCTAAGTCGTTTCCCAGCTGCTATGCAAGGGAGTGGTGATGCTGAAATTCGTCGCCGGTTGGAAGGGGCTATTGATGAAGCTCGTAAAAAAGTGAGAACGAACTATAAAACTGCGGTGCCCCAATTCTATGGCAATAGGATTCAACTATTGTTGCCACTATGTTTAACACCCAACTCCCCCAATCCTGATTTAGCATTGGTTGTACATAAAATTGAAAATAACACATATACCGCACGCACATGTCTGACGCTTAAAATGGCTTATAATAATGCCCGATTAATTGTTAAGCCTCAGAGCACATGGTTAAAACCGTAAAATCATACGTAATTTAATACTGCCATTGTATTATGACTAAAGTAGGGAGAAATCCCTGCTTTTTTATTGATATTTTTACAGCTCCCCATTGTTATTAAAATGCACAGTCACACATTTGCACAGAGGCTTGAGGAATCGCCGAGCCCTTGATGCAAATGATTATTTACTCTCCGACAGGAACAGAAATATTGGACGCGCCAGTCACCAAAGAGGCTATCATCAAATATGTCCTCATGGGAGACTACTATATCGAGCTGCCCTTTAATCTCCTTGAATCAACGACATTTGCTCGTGGTTCCTACATCACATATAAAGGCCGCAAGTTCGAGATTATGTCCACGGTGCGCCCGGAGTTCGACAATAAGACCGGCGGCTATAAATATACTCTCAAATTCGAGGCCCAACAAAACCACATGAAGCGTTTCGTGTGCTTCTGGCTGGGTGGGGACAATCCCGAAGCCGTATTTCACAACACCACAGACCTCGAATCTTTCGCGGCGTTGATCGTCGCCAACATGAACAAGCAGCTCGGAGGCGAAAACTGGCAGGTAGGCACGATCACCGTTGACAATCCTAAAGCTACGAAGCTTGTATCGTTCAATGGCGATAAGTGCTGGGACATCCTCAATACGATTGCCGAAACCTTTGAGACGGAGTGGTGGACAGAAGAAAACGGCAATCTCGTATCATTATGCTTTGGCAAACTGGACTTTGGTTCCCCGGAAGAGTTCAAACAGGGCAACGTAGTGAAAAACATTCCCGCAAAAAAGGGGGATGATTCGAGCTATGGCACCCGGTTTTACGTCTTTGGCTCTACTCGTAATCTCACAAGCGACTATGGACAAGCTCCGCAAGGCGGTGAAACGAATCATGTATCTGAAATTCGGCTTCGCCTGCCGGACGGACAGCGGTATATCGACGCAATACCTGGTATTTCGGGAAGCGACATTGTAGAGCAGGTCGTGTTCTTCGATGACATATACCCCAAGAATACGGAGACGGTCACCAGTATTGAGACTGTAGACCGGGAGATCATCGAAGGGCAAACGGATAAGGCGTATGTCATGTACTGCAAAGACACGCCATTCCTGCCTTCGGACATGATCGAAGGCGAAACGCTGGGGGCAACGTTCACGAGCGGTAGCCTTATGGGGCGTGATTTTGAGTTAAGTATAAATTACAAACCTGAAACATGGAAACCCGAAGACGGTTTTGACAAGAAATTCGAGATCATCGCCCAAGTAGAAACATCCGGCGAAAGCCAGCTTATCATCCCCAACGAAAGCCTGCATCCCGAGCCTGGAGATACGTTTGTCATCACGGGCGTAAAACTACCTAAAGAAAGGATCGACGAGGCCGAAAAGGAGCTTTTGAAGGCCGGGGAATCATATGCTGCGAAACACAGCAGCGACACGGACGTATACGACTGCGAAACCAATCCCGTATACTGCCAAGAAAACAAGAAGAATTACGATGCCGGACAAGCGGTTCGCCTTGTGGATCCACGCTTCGGAGAAAGCGGCCGATTATCACGCATCCAGGGATACGAAAAAAAACTATATAACGAATATATCGCCACATATACGGTAGGCGACAATACGGCATATTCTCGTATCGGCAACATAGAATCGGAGGTGAAGGCAAACCTGTACGCACAGCGCATAGGCGTTACCGAATCGGGAGCCTCAATCTACCTTATCACCCGCTACGATTCCACTGCCGCCGCAGACTACAATACCTATTCCGCCCGCCGCGCGCTATGGGAGTTCGCCAACAAACAGTTTCCAGACACCTTTAAGGGCAGGATGACTTTTGATGACGGTGCCCAGTTCGGGAACTTCGCATCCGGGATGACAGGCTTGGGCGGCATGATCGACAAGAAAGGCAACGCCGAGATGCAGAGCCTGAAACTTCGGGGATTCCTGGAGGTTCCGGAACTCCGCTACAACCGCGTCGAAATATCCATGGGCGATACGTGGTATGCCCCGAGTGCCGGAATCATCGAGAGCGTCGACACCGAAGCCCAGACCATCACCCTCAAGCTCGAAGAAGGCGAGATCGGAAGTCCTCGTGTCGGCGACATTTGCATGGGTATCTTCCACAATTTGAATACTTCGGAGAATGCAACTACGGATTATGACGACGGCCGTGGCAACAGGCGCTTTGCCGGGTTTGCCACCTGCTATTTCCGCATCACCGAGGAGCTGGACACTACAACTTACAAGACATTCAAGTATCAACTACGCCCGGCATCGGAAGATTACCCCACCCAATATCATCCGGCGGCGTCGATGACCTTCGTGGGCTATGGCTCCTTCTCGAATAAGGATCGGCAGACCTCCCGCTACTCGACACGCACCTATCAGCGTTACCTGCGCGGCGTGGACGACTGGGAGTTCAGGGCCGATAACATTGCCGCGCAATACGGCGACCTGTCCAACCTGTCCGTATTCGGGATAGAGATGCGGGGGTATTCGGCATACCTGAACAACATCTACATGTCGGGCGTCGTCCACCAGTTCACGCCCGGCGGCGAAGAGGTGCCCACGATCATAGACCGCGGGGTATGGAGCCCGACGGAAACATACAACCGCAACGATGACGTATACTGGAACAACGGGCATTGGCGCTGTCTGGTCGACGGCACCAAGACCGAACCCGGCAAGGATGCCGAGGAGTGGGTATACTTAGGCGGATACGGAGTGCTCGAAACGGTCAGCATATTCAAAAAATCGGAAAACGAGCCTGCGAAACCTACGGAGCTGAAAATACCGCCCGAAGGCTGGACGACGGAAACGTTGCCGATGTCGGATCAACGTCCTACATGGATGTGCACCGGAACCGTTGTTGACGGGGAGGTCAAATCATGGTCTAAACCCCAGCGCATATCGGGGGAACCGGGTCTCGACGGGAAGGACGGCAAGGATTACGAGTGGATCTTCGCACGTACATCGCAATACAAAGCCCCCGCACAACCGCCCACCTCACAGCAGGACGACTACGTTCCCGCGCCATCCGTAACTACGGACGGGCAGGTGTGGACGGACAATGCCGTGGGGCCCGATAGCGACAACCCTTACGAGTGGGCCAGCAAGCGTGTGAAAGGAAATGACGGCATGTGGGGCAAGTTCACCTCCCCTGCGCTTTGGGCGAAATTCTCGTTCGACGGAGCACCGGGTGTCGACGGAACCGATGTAGAATGGATATTCAAACGCACAAGTTCCAACACGGCCCCGAATACGCCGTCTGGCAGCGACGAAGACGGATATGTTCCGAGCGGTTGGACGAACAACCCTACGGGCCCGAATTCCGAGCGCCCCTACGAATGGACTTGCGTACGCTATAAGACAGGCGGACACTGGAGCGGATATTCAGCAGCGTCCTTATGGGCGAAGTGGTCGTTCAATGGCGCGGATGGCGTGGACGGAGAGGGTGTAGAATACATATTCACACGTACGAAAACCGAAGATTCGAGCACTGTCCCGGAAGTCCCCGCAGCTGCTGAATACGATAATCCCCCGGCACCATGGACGGATGACCCTACGGGAGTAGACGCCACATATCGCTACGAATGGGTGTCGAAGCGCAACAAGGTGGAGGGTGTTTGGGGCGCATTCTCCGCACCTTCGATTTGGGCACGGTATTCTTACGACGGAGCGCCGGGTAGCTGGACATCCTATATATTCAAGAAGAGTGACACGGAACCGGCCAAGCCGACATCTTCTGCCCCCGTTCCTTCGGGATGGCTGGACGCGCCCACTGGTGCCGGTATATGGTGGATGTCCAAGGCTACGATAGACGCATCGACCGGAGAGGCCGGGGCGTGGTCGACGCCTATCCGCGTAACGGGCGAAGATGGGGAGCCGGGGCCGCACACGGATTTCAAATACGCCAAGAACAATAGCACCACCACGGCGCCGGCGCTGGTCAAAACGGATCGCAACCCCGCAGGCTGGAGTGACACCCCGCCGTCGCTCTCTTCGGGTGAATATCTGTGGATGACGCAGGCAGAAATAGACGCCAACAATAATCTGTTGCACCCGACGGTGGGCTGGGCAACTCCGGTACGCATATCGGGAGAGCAGGGCCCGAAAGGTGATGACGGCGCCCCTGGCGAGGACGGCAATGATGGCAAGGACGGTTTGCAGGGATGCATAATCCGCCTCACGGAATGGGCGTCGGGCGTCGAATACCGCAATGACCTCGACCTTGTCTCCAATGGCCCCAGATACATAGACATAGTTACGATCTATGCGAACAATAAGCAGCTGAAATTCCAGTGCAGCCAGACGCACACGTCGTCCGCTTCCAACAAGCCGGCAGCGGGAGCCACGTCGGCATATTGGCAGCAACTCAACGACATGGTGCCGATATATACGCCCCTGTTGTTCGCTGAGAACGCCGTCATCAACTTCCTGCAAGGTATGGAGTTCGTGGTGCACAACTCCAAGACGGACATTTCCGTGAATACTATTATTGCCGGGCTCGTGGGCGGTGATATTCCCCTGTTCGTCGGGAGCAACACGCCGTCCAATGCGCCGTTCAGGGTCGCCAAGGATGGTTCATTCGTGGCCACCAAAGCCGATATTACGGGGACTATCAACGCATCGAGCGGAACGATAGGCGGATTTAAAATTGATACAGCATCATTAACAGCTAAAGACGATTTCGGTGAGATGTATCTATCTTCCAATCTGATTAGGTTTACCAACGATAATACCAAACTTTATCTTGGAGGCGACACCTGGCCGGGATCAACGGGTGGTGGTATCTATGGGCCTATAAGAGTAGAAGTAGACCGCGACGTAACCATGGCAGGCAATGTCGGAGTGTATATAGATGTCTCCGGAGCAGCATTATCGGATGGAACCTCTACCTCTGCACGTCAGTCCGGAAGTCACGCCTTATATATCGCTAATGGTGTTATAACGGGCTTCAGACTTAGGAATGTACGAACCTCTTCCAACAGAACCCTGACCGACATGGACAGCGTGGTGTTCTGCACATCCGGGAGCGAAACGACCCTTACCCTGCCGTTTTCGCCCAAGCCCGGGCAGATTTATTTTATCCGCAAGGTCGGCAGCGGAAATGTCAAGCTGACGTTGGGGAATACCCTGCACAGGATATGCACCAATTCCAACTCTCAGAACAACACCACTATTACCCTGGACTGGGGTAAGATGTGGATCATATTGTGGGATCACATGAACAGTATGTGGACGGCCAACTGGTGCCAATATTAACGCAAAAACAGAATATATGAAAACATTGAATTTTAAGGATTTTAAACTATTCACCGACATTTCACATGTCGGACATGTTGTCGTCGATGCCCGGAAAGAATTCGCTAATGCCATATACATGAGCATGAACGGCATCGTGGCCCACGACCTGGCATTCCGCATCCTCCACAGCGAAGGCGGCATCGAAGTTTCCGACGAGGAGGAATCCATTGTCATCGACACCGCAAAGATGTGCAAGGCGGTTTTCTACGACAGCATCATGTCCGCCCTCAAGGAGGAATAAACGACAGAAAGAATATGAAACGCATCCGTATAGGCAAGGACATAGAGATACATTGGCCGATACTCACCAATGGGGCGCCGGTAGCACTCGAAGGGCGCGACCTGAAGCTCTTCGTCCATTTGCCTTCGCATATGGACATTCCCGTCGATTTCACCACCGAAGGCAACACCGCGATTTTCATCATAACCGGAGCGATGCAAAAATCCATCGGGGTGTACCGCCTTACCATGTGGGAAAATTTACAGAAAAGCGGGCAAACAGCGGTTGACTATTGCAACGCCTTCGAGTTAGTTCCTACGACCTGTATGGAGGGTGGTGAAGATGACAATAACCTTACAACGGAAACTGTCGACCTTGAGGCGTCAAGCCTTGTTGTTGGATTGCCCGGCGAGAGTGCTTACGAGGCATTCAAGAAATACAACCCGAATTCCGAACTTACGGAGGAAGAATATGCCGAAGCCCCTATTAACGCTGCAAACGCCGCGAACGAGGCGGCAAAAGCGGCAAATGACGCCGCAGGTAAAATTGGGGATATTGACAAAGCCCTCGCCGCAAAGGTCGACAAGGAAGAAGGGAAAGGGCTTTCTACGAACGACTACACCGACCAGGAGAAGGAGAAGCTGGCCGGGCTCTCCAACTACGACGACACGGAGATAAGGAAGGAGTTGTCCGACAAGGCATCCAAGAAGGAGCTGACGGAGGCTGCAGCGGGCACGCTGGCTGAGGCAAAGTCGTACACGGACACCGAGGTCGAGAAGATGAAAGAGCAAGTAGGTGCCGCTTTTGAGCAAACGCTTATAACGATTGACTCTGGGGATGTGGCTATGCTCAAAGAGAGCAAGTCGTACACGGACACAAAGACGGCAGAACTATGGAATAATGTCGGCGATACGTTTGACGCTATGTCCGAGGAGCTCAATAGCAACATATCCGGCGGGGATGCGCAGGCACTGACCGAAGCCAAAAACTATACAGACAAGGCGATCTCAGAAATTCCCACCCCGGACGTCAGCGGCCAGATCGAGCAACACAACACCTCCCCCACGGCGCATCCCGACATCCGGGAACTGCTCAACACCTGCGTAGGACTGCCGGAGTTCAACGACAAAACCTACGAGCTGACCTTCACGACAAAGGGCGGTGCGAAGTTCATCATCGACCTGCCTATCGAAATGATGGGGCTGCATTACAACGAGGATACCCAATCTATCGAGTTCATAAATGCCGACGGCTCCATATCCTCCATCCCGGTTTCTGACTTCGTGAAAGTGTATGTCGGCTCTATCGGTTCCGAGATACAGGTTACGGTCGAAGGCTCCGAAATCCGCGCCTCCCTGCTCAACAACACCGTATCCTGGGACAAGTTGACACTTGCATTGCAGGAGATGATCCAGGGCAAGGCCGACCGCACAGAGCTCCCCACGAAACTGTCGCAATTGCAGAACGACCCGAACTTCGTGACATCGGGAACCCTGGAAACCCAGTTGACGCCTATCAAAACCGAGTTGGGCGGCACAGTGCGCCTCGGGGAGGAAATAGGAGAGAGCTCTACCCCGCCTCCTATACCGGACACGGACGATGAAATAACCGAAGTCCTCGCGCACTCGGACTGCACGCTCGAAGAGCGCGTGACGCACCTCGAAAGGCTGCTCATGGAAATGCTCTCGGGCAAAGTGCTGATCCCGGAATTGCAGGTGAAAAAACTGGGCGTGTGGGGCGACAACAACCTCGTCGTCACGGGCGAGGGTGCGCCGTCGAAAGCCCCCGACCGCGCGGGGCAGTTCTATGTTGATACGAAGAACAACGCGGTCTACCACTCCGTAGGCAACGGCGCGGTGTCGGACTGGAAGAACGCTTAAACTGCATACAACATGTCACAAGTCAACAAATACGCCGACAAGGCGGGTTACACGGCCGACAAGAACCGCAAGGACACGCAGTCGGCGGTGTCATACGTCGAAGACGACGGCGAGGTGATCTACGACGGCGTAAATGTCGTTGTCGACCGGGATGCCGCGGATGCCGGCGATCTTGCGGTCTTCGACAAGACGGACGGCACGCTGAAGTTCGTCAAGGGCGCGACACTGCTTTACGACCGGCTGCCGCCGGAACTCGTTCCGATGGCCGTGGTCTACGGACGCCGGGGCGAACGGGTGCGCATCGTCGCCCTGCGCCATCTGGATTTTTACAAGTGGGCAGTGGCGTATGAAGTGAAACTTTCGGGCTTCGATCTCTCGGCCGGAGGTAATTTCACGCTGACCGTTGACAATACGAGTTCGGAATTTACCTACCCCCGCGGGGCGACGCTTGCGAGTATTGCCGCGCAGATCAACGCCGACACAACAATCGCGGGATATTCATGGAAAGCCACGGCGTCGGATGAGATCGCCGCGATTGTCATGGAGTGCAATACGTCGGCCGAGAATTACAAAAAAATATCCGCGACAGGCTGCACGCTTACCAAGCATGCGGAAGATGTCGATTACCAGACCACCACTGCCATTATCCCCCAAAAAACGACGGTCAACGTACGCCGCAGAAATGGCGTCGACTCACAACTGGCCGGATGCGACAACGATGCGTTTCTGGAGTACTACAGAGAGAACGGCAGCACGAGTACCAACGTTCCGCTGGGCAGCTCGACGATCATCCGGGAAAGTGTCTTTACCGAGGCCGATAATCCGGCGCTGTTCGCGGCCTATCCGACCTACCGGGACTACCTGTTCGGCGAACATCTTGCCGAATATCCGTCGGCTTACGAAGCATTTCTGCAGGACGGCAAAGACAATACGGCCATTCTCGCCGGGAAAACAAAGACCGACTTCTATGGCAAGACTGTTCCGTGTTATCCGGCGGCAGCCGCAGCTGCGGCCTATGGGATGCAGGTCGCGGGGATGACTACGGGGCTGGAGACCGGGGCATGGTGGCTTCCGTCGGCCGAGGAGTTGTGGCTGATGGCCAAAGGTCTCATATTCGCGCAGCCTTATGATCCGGTCAATCGGACATTGTCCGTATCGGGGAAAGTGATCGCCAAGACGGACTATATGGCCTCTTCGACCGAATACTCGTCATTATATTATTTTCAGGTCAATCAATACGGTAATACGCGGTGGATGCTCCAACAGCAAGGCAAATCCATATCCAGCATCGTACGGCCGGTGTCGGAGCTATGAAAAATAAACTGAATTATGTCACAGATAAACAAATATGCGGATAAGGCCGCCTACGAAGCGGATGCCGCGCGGCTTAAAACCCTCTCGTCGGAATCCTATATCGAGAACGACGGCGAACTGATCTATGACGGTGTGAATACCGTGATCCGCAAATCGGCCGCCGGTGTCGGTGATCTCGTCGTCTTCGACAAGACGGATAGTACGTTGAAATTTATCAAAGGCGATACGCTGGTTACAGAAAAGATACCTCCCCAACTGATTCCCGTGGCCGTGGTCTATGCCCGGCAGGGCGGGCGTGTGCTGATCGTGTCGCTCGAAAATGCAACGGTCGGCAGCCAGCGATGGGCATACTCTTATGAGGTTGCATTGTCGGGCTTCGACCTTGCGGCGGGAGGAACCGCTGTCTTGTCGTTCGGCCAGGGCATTTATGCGATGGAGTTGCCGATAACGTATGCCGCAGGGGCATCACTGGCAGACATCGCAGCGCAAATCAATGCCAATGCAACGGTTAAATCCACATACGGCTGGACTGCCTCCGTAGATGAAGCGACCGCACGAATCATCGTATCGTCGAACACATGGCATCCTGATTTTGCGATTATCAAAGTCGTAAGCGGTTGTCAAATCACAAGGCCACCGGAGGATGTGAATTATCAAACGACATTGACAGGGGTTTTGATCGAGGGGGCGACCGATCCCGTCCGCCGTAAGAACGGGGTTGATGCGTCGTTAGCAGGCTGTAATCCCGAAGAATTCCTGCGATACTATTCGGCCAACGGAAGTGAGAAAACCGGACAGCAACCGGGCAGCGGCGAGATTATCCGCGAAAGCGCCTTTACCGAAGAAGCCAATCCGGCATTGGTCGCCGCCTATCCGACCTACCGGGATTATCTGTTCGGAGAACATTTGCTGCAATACCCCGCAGCTTATGGTGCGCTGCTGCGCGACGGCAAGACCGACACTCACCTGATCGGGCGGCTTACCTTCGAGGACATTTATGGTAAGACACAGTACCGCTACCCGGCCGCTGCGGCTGCTCTCGACTACGGCATCACGGTCGAGGGCGCAACTACCGGACTGGAAGCGGGCGCATGGTGGCTGCCATCCGTCGACGAAATCTATCTGCTCATGCACGACCGCGTGCTGACGGCTGCCGACGTGGAAAAAGACCCCGTAAACCGCACGCTGTCGCGCCTCGGTAAGGCGACCTGTTACGGGTCTAACACTACTTTTCGAACGTCATGCGAGCACAATTACGCCCTCGCGTTCGTCTACAATGGCTACACGGGCAACTTGAACGGCAACTACAAGTATAACACCTACTTCGTGCGTACGGTCAGTGCTTTATAACCACCTGAACCATGGAAACACAACAGCAAATCAACATCCTCGAATCGCGGCAGCTCGAATTACGGGCAGTCATGGCCAAGTCCGACGACAGGGCGGCCAAATGCAGCAAGTCCGACCTTGACTTCCGGGCTACCTATCCTCTGGATTATGAGGAGTACGAAGCGGCCAACGCGGAGTACAACGCGAACGAAAAAACCCTTGCGGAGCTGAGGGCCCGGCGTGCCGAAGAGCTGGCCGCCGAAGAAACGGTTATGGACTTTCAAAATATTGAGCAATGAAGATGTATATGACCAACAAGCCCAACGGCGAGCCGTTCTATCCCGTAACCGTAGCCGAGGCCGTGCTTGTTTCCGAAGGAGAAACTTTAGCCGCGGTGCTGCAACGGCTCGAACAGAGGATCGCAGAATTGGAGAAGTCGGAAGCGGCGCCCCAGGCGCAGACAAACGTGTTGCCCGAACAATAGAATACACCCTATGGAAGCATTGTGGAGATTTATTGAAAGGCTCTGCGAAAAAGTATGGCAGGTGTTGATCGGCGCCCTGGTGTGCATGTTCAACGCCATAGCCCCCATACACGACATACTGACGGCCTGCATGATTATATTCGCCGCGAACTTTTTCACGGGCCTGTTCGCCGGCGTGCTCGTACAGCACGAAGGATTCATATTCCGCAAGGCTTTCAAGTGCATATCCGAGGCTGCGGTAATATCGGGACTGATGGCCATGATACTGCTCGTCGGGGACAACATCGACAACCATGACGGGGCGATGTCGGCGATCTCGCTCGCAGTATATGCCCTGATATATTTCTACGGGGTCAACATCCTCAAGAACCTGAACCGCATATTCCCGAAGAACCGATACATCGACTTCCTGTACTATGTGCTCTCGTTCGAGATGATTAAGAAGATTCCCTATTTGGAAAACTACAAACAAAAACAAAAGGACAAATGAAAAAGAAATGGATCGTATGGAGCATCGTTGCGGCCGTGGCCGTAGTGCTCGGAATCGTATTCCCGCGTTACATCCTCGTGGGGGTTATTTGTGCTATGGCCGGATGGGTCGGGCATATCCTGTACACTAAACACATCGCGCAATGACACCACGCGGGCTGCGGAACAACAATCCGCTTAACATCGAGAAGACACGGGGCGGCAATCCCTGGCAGGGCGAGGTCGTACCGTCGAAAGACAAGCGTTTTGCGCAGTTTACGACGGTAGCATACGGCTATCGGGCTGCCTTCAAGCTGTTGAACAACTACCAGCGTAACTACGGGCTGGACACGATCCGCAAGATGATCGGCCGCTGGGCCCCGTCGGAGGAGAACCACACGGACGCCTATGTCCGCACCGTGGCGGAAAGATCGGGGGTGCCCGCCGACAGTCGGATCACCACGACCAACCGCGACGTGATGGTTCCCATCGTAGCTGCGATGTCGTTCGTAGAGAACGGCGTCGAGGCCAAGATGCTCGACGTACAGGCCGGGTGGGATTTGTTCGTAAAGGCATGAAACGCCTGATCCTCTACCTGCTCGCCGCCCTTGCGGCCGGGGCGCTGCTCTTCGGCTGGGGATACCGCAGGGGCGCCGCGTCGGTGGTTGTCGAAGAAACAACGCGCATCGACACGGTGTTCTACCCGAGACCGGAGCCGCTGCCCGGCACGTACCGCTTCGCCGACATCTCGGTGCCGGTGCTGCTCTTCGCGCCGCCCGACACGGTAACGGAGACCGTCGTTGTGAAAGTCGGGGCAGACAGTGTTCAGATGAAGGTGGCAATGGAAACGCGCCCCTACTCGGACAGCACCTACCGGGCACAGGTCAGCGGGCCCCGGATCGGCAACCTTCGGCCTACGCTCGACTGGATAGAAACATACAACCGCACTACCACCCGACAGCAGGTAGTCACCCGGCGGAGCCGCTTCGCCCTGACTGCCGGGGTCGGGGCGGCGTACACGCCGCAAGGGTTCCAGCCTACGGTCGGCGTAGGAGTAGGTGTTATTTTATGGCAATTCTGACAGGTATGAAGATAATTTATAACGACATCATCCCCTTCAAGGGATACAAGGCTATCAATCTGTTCGGGATCGTATTTGCCCGCAAGTCCGCCCGCCCGTTGTCGGATAAAAATAAAAACCACGAAGCGATACACACCGCACAGATGAGAGAACTGTTATATGTGCCCTTCTACATCGTCTACCTATTGGATTGGGTATTTCACGGCTTCAAGTACCGAAGGATAACTTTCGAACAGGAAGCATATGCCCATGAAGATAACCCTGAATACCTTGAAATACGAAAACACTACGCGCAATGGAAGAGATGATTTACATATACTGGGATGACTTCCCATCGGTTGTAACCGAATAACGGGCCTTGGGGTACGGGCATAAAAAAGTCCCCAACGCTTTCCCGCATATACCACTATACGATTGTGCCAACGCACCACATTGAGGACTTATTCCTTGAATCGGTGTGTTGGCTTTTTGTATAGTGGTATAACAAATTTATAATAAAAAATCGGGAAAGTATATGCGTAAATCAGAGCTTTTTGCACAAATACTCGAATGTGTTGCATTTGAAACTGAAATAGCTAAGGAACAAATCCTTTCGAAGGATAAATTTCAAGATGTGGTCGATGCGCGCTACATGCTCGTACACTTCTGCCATAAGAACGGCATGTACACCACCGACATCGCCCGGATGATGCGGTTCTCCCGACGCGCCATAGAAAAGATGGTCTCCGGGTTCGATGAACGCAAGCGATACAGCCACCCTATATTCGAAATACAATGCGAACTTATTGCGAAGAAGTTGCCTCCCATCTGCGCCCCAATGAATTGATATGCCTGCCGCCCGCAGCCACCTTTGCAATGTTGCAACAGGTGAACGCCCGGCCTTGACAGGGGCGGCAATCATTCAATAATCATTAAAAATGGGTTCGGATAAAACTTATATTTTCGATGGAGGCGGCTCGGGTGGCGGCCTTGACATCGCGGCTCTCGTCTCGTCAATGATGGGCAACAAGGGCATGGATCCCAACCTCGTAGCGGCACTCATGAACGGTAACAACAACCGTGGTGCATGGGGCGGTGACGGGTGCTGGTGGATCTGGATCATCCTGCTGTTCTTCTGCTGGGGCGGCTTTGGTGGCAACGGCTTCGGCGGTAACAACGCCAATGGCCTTCCTGCGCAGCTCAACGGTGACGCCGGACGGGAACTTCTTATGAACGCAATCCAAGGGAACGGCGCAGCCATCAATCAGCTGGCATCGTCGCTCAACTGCTCTACGCAGCAGATTCAGAACACGCTGTGCAACATCCAGGGCACCCTCGGCATGTCAAGCCAGCAGATCATCAACGCTGTACAGTCGATGGGATGCCAAATCGGCAACCAGATCGCCTCGTGCTGCTGCGATCTCCGGGAATCCATCACCAAGATGGGATACGAGAGCCAGCTCGCAACGGTCAACCAGACCAACACGCTGCAATCTTCGGCAAACACGCAGTTCAACATTCTGGGTGCCAAGATCGACGCGCAGACGCAGATCATCAACGACCGGTTCTGCCAACTGGAGATGCGCGAGATGCAAAACAAGATCGACATGCTCCGCCAGGAGAACAGCAACCTTGCCCTGGCCGCTTCGCAGCAGGCACAGACGGCCAACATCGTCAGTCAGCTCCGTGCTCCGGCACCGGTTCCTGCATACATCGTGCAGAACCCCAACTGTTGCACGACGCCCACTGTGGCCGTGACTGCCGCCCCGGCGTGTGCAGGCACTTTATTTTAGCAAGGAAAGGAGGCAAGTATGTATCCTTTACAAGCTGACATAAAAGTCGTTGTTCCGCAATTCGTACCTCGCCTCGACATCGGAGGCATATACACGCTCGCCACGACCGGAAAGGCTTCCGCAGAGGCCGAAACCGTGGACTACGGGTTCAACCCCTGCGCCTGGCGTGCACTACCTGATGAGGGAATCCTTCTATGGAAAGTGCGCCACCCGGTCACGGAAGCCGAGAGTGGATATGCCGTAAATGTCGTGGTTCCGACCTCCGGGTCGGCGAGGAGCACGGTAACATCCCCCAACACCACTACCGGGACTGCCAAAGTTCCCGTAGTGGATAACAAAGGGACGCAAACCGTGGGCAGCGACATCACAAACCAGACGGCGGCAGGCGAGACGAGTGCCTATACGGAGCACCTGGTGTACTTTAACAAGTGTGCGGGAATCTTCCGTCTGCTTGGGGTAAAGTCCACGGCAGGAACCGCGCAGGCAAATAGCGACGCAGCGGCGCCGGCAGCGGCAAAAGCAACGAAGTAAAAACCGAAAGACGGGGAGGAGGGCTCCTTCTCCCCTATCTTTCACAAATCATTAACCAAGATGTTTCAGAACTTGAGAAAAGGCTCCTTAGTCTACGTTTTCGACAACAGGGAACAGCCTAAGTTTTATACAGCCAACGTAAAAGATGTATCGGCACCGTATTTCCCGCCCCAAAAGCCCGGGCAATTCTCGCCGATGCCGCAATTCATCAACATCTCGATAGAGGGCAACGAGCCCTGGGGCGTCCCTATGCAAGCGGACATCGTTTCGAAAGACGGCCTTACCGTAGCGACGACACGTGAAGTGTTGAAACCGACCATCATGGAGGCACAGCAGGCAAGCCGTGACATCGTGGAATCATTCGACAGGCACAAAGCCAACCTGAAGGTCTACGATGAGATCCTGATGCAGCTCGATCCCGAAGCTGCGCGTTCAAAAGAGCTCGAAGCCGAAAACAGGGAGTTGCGGAAGATGCTCGCTGACATGAACGAACGGCTGAGCCAGATACCGACGGCGGAAGAACTGAGGAGCCTTGTCAAGTCTGAACCACCTGCAAAAACAAAGTAACTATGGGTTGGAGAATCATAGGTGAAGGCCGTGGCGGCTTCGGTGGCCACGAAGAGGAGATGGAGCGAGAGCTCCGACGCGCCTACGAAGAAGGCTTTGAAGAAGGCCGGCGTGAAGGCCGTGGCGGATACGGTGAGCGTGGCGGCTACGGACAAGGTGGCGGCTACGGCGAACGTGGCGAGTATGAGTATGACGACGCCTACGGCGAACGCCGTGGCGTAAGGGGTACAGGCCCCTATTCGCGGTATCGCAGGCGGTAAACCGGAGGGAGAGGGCCGCAGTGCCCTCTCCTATTTTAAATCGAAAAATATGGACAGGTTAGATACACATGAAAACTTCCCGGCAGGGTTCCGGGAATATCTCGAAAATTACGGTTGGCACTTTTCAAAGAAGATGTGCGAATTCGCCGTATCCCGCATGAAGGACAGGAACGGCAAGAAGATCGAGCCCTATTCTAAGGATAAGGTGGATGCGCTGCTCAAGCAGTACGGCATCGAACTCAAAAAGGACAAGGGCTATGACTGCGTGTACGTCTGCAACATGGCATTGGCGGACTATTTCGGGTCGTCGATACCCAATCCACAATACCTGGCGATGTTCATACGTGACTATATCAATGACGAGGACGGCTACGACGGCTTGCCATTTACACGTTACTATGCCGATACCATCGGCTCGGGAACACCCATCCTGTGGGAAGAGATGATGTAGCCATGGAAGAATATCCCCAGATCAGCGAATTCACAAACGACAACGACGAAATCGATGAAAAATATCGCAACGCTCGTCCGTAACCTGCCTGCCGACAAGTACCAGGAACTTGCCGGGGCGGTGAACGACGTATTCGAGAACAAGCGCTTCAACCGGGCACAACGCAGAAGGCTGGCGCGAAACTGGCGCAAGTACGGAAAAAGGGAGGAAAAATGAAGATTCGGGACTTGAGTATTCACAAGTATGGTTGGACGTTGCGCATATATTATGCCGTGACGTGCTACTATACGGGCGAAATACTCAAGTCCCTTACCGACATCGGATGCCCCGATACGGTTCTTCATCGCGTACAGGGGAATATGGTGAAGTGCGAAATGGATACGGGATTCACCTACTCCAACAAGGAGCATCGGCAAAGTGTCATCGTAATAGGGATGCACTCCTCGCCGTGGGAATTTCTCAACAGCTTTGAGCACGAACTGCGGCACCTCGTAGACGATATAGCCCTTACTCTCGGCCTGCCGATGGCCGGGGAAGATGTAGCATATCTTACCGGCGAAATAAACCAGGCACTATGGGAAGATGTGCACCAATTCACCTGTTGTAAATGTAATGGACATGGAAAAAGATGACACCCAATACTGGATGGCGATGCTCGAAGTGAGCGAATGCTGCGCACCCATATTCGCTGCCGTCGTATGCGAATTGATGAATACGATTTGATTATTCCAGAAGTTTCACCAGGTCGGTTTTCATCTCCTCGTCTATGTCGCGGTAGCGGGCAAATGCTTTGCTGCCTTCGGTATGCCCCGACAAAGATCCCACAAGGTTAGGGTCTTTGACCTGTTTATACAGATTCCCGATGAAAGTACGGCGCGCCATATGGGATGACGCAACTTGGTAGAGCGGTTTTTGCTCAGGCTGCCTATTTAATGGATTCAAGATTGTTACTTTGCGCTTTAGTCCAGCAGCAAGAAATATTCTCTTGATAGCTTGATTATACTTCTGCTCGCTGATTAATGGTAAGAGCGACGGCCCCTCATAGTCAGAATAACGCTCTAATATCTCATTGGCGATAGAATTTAGGGGGACGCGAACTGTTATAGGTCGCCCATCTTTTGACTTACGGGGAATGTACTCAATAGCGCCACGGATTAGATTGTCCTTTGTTAATGTGTACAAATCACCTACTCGGCATCCAATCAAGCACTGGAACACAAATATGTCTCGCTGAATAGATAACTTTGGATGCCTAGAAAGATTGGTATGGTAAACCTTATTACGTTCTTCTATTGATATATAGAATGGGGTGCCATAAACACAATCATCGATTGTATATTTTTTAAATGGATTATTCGTCGTCTTCTCATTATCAACAGCCCAGATAAAGATAGTACGCAGCTTCTTCATCATACCACTAATCGTATTAGATCCTCTGGGATTCGGTTTGCGAGATTCTGGTATTTGCTTATATATTTGAGGCTGGGATAAAACGATGACATGTTCATTTCGCATATAATTATCGAGGATATACAAATCATCCAATGTCACAGTGTCTATATCTAAAATATAGCCATCCTCCTTTGTTTGTCTCCACATCTCAAATCGCCTTAATACTCGAAACAAGACCCTAAAGTTGGCCTGACGAACCTGTGACAATTTGCGTTTTTGGAGAAATTCATCACACAACTCAAAAAAGCGTTGCTTTTGCAAATGAAATTTTTCGGGATGCAAATATTTATCAACTTCAATGCAGAATGATTCAGAAGATATATTATCTTTGTTAGGCAACGAGGCGTATACATCTAATAAAATAGTTTTCCACTTTGCTACATTCGCATTGAATACTCCCCGTGCGATCGTATCATAAACTACCTTTGCTTTAATTTCGTGCCGTTTCGCGTCCCAATGTGCCGGATTTATTTCTAAATTTGACGTGTAAAAAAGTTGAATGTCCCGTCCGTCCCGAATACGAAACCGAACTTTACATTTTGCTCCTTTCTTTGAAGAACGAACGAACGCAGAAATAGTAGCCATCGGAGTATTGATTTAGTGGTGGTGCAAGTTTAGCTTTTTTGCACCACACAACCAAATACAAATGTCCCTACTTGTCCGGAGTTGTCAAAAATAAAACTATGTAAAACACCTATAATCAAATATAATAGCTGAAATATCAATAAAATACCAATTTAGAAAAAGGCAGTCTTTTATCCCCTGAGGGGGTACAAAGCAAAAGGTTAACGCACTAATTTATAACGCGTTAACCTTTTTCTATTCACTATATTGCACCACTTTTGCACCATTCGTCATTTATTAGCAGTCTCTCCTCCATTCATAAGATTAAGAACATCCTGATACCTCCATTTGTTAACTCCGCCTATTCGAACCGATTTAAGGTAGCCTTCTTCATCCCATCGGCGCAAACTTCTAGGTGTCGTAGATAAAAGAGTGGCCACCTCATCAGCATTGAGCATACGATTCATTAGTAATGATTCTTTTTCCTTCTTGGCATCGGCCATCGTTTGCTTATGAAAGTCCAGCAAATCTTTGCCGGAAACAACAAATAATCCCCTCCCCTCCTTGAGAGCCTGCAACAACACGTCCTCCATGTTCTATAAAAATAGTGGCAACTCCTGTTGCCGTCCGTCAATATGATCTCTTTCCTTTGTTTTAAACCTCCGCCACGAAATAGGCGGATTCGGTTCCCTGTATTTACCCCGCGTGGCTCGGCGCCTGTCGCGCTGCGCCCGCAAAAACTGGAGCTTCCTCTTCGCTTGGTTGATCCGATGATTGCATATGCCGTGTATAATTATCATCAGTTCTTCCCGGCTCAGTTCATTTGTCCATACCGTATAGTCGGCGATAGTTGGCCGCCCTTCCGCCCTTCTCCCCATTTGCTTTTATCGAAATAAGTTGCTACCTTTGGAGTGATGTGTCAAAGGTGGGGCTTGAGAGCGCCACAAACACAAAGGGCTCCGGATCAGGGAGCCCTTTATATTGCCGGCTTGATTCCGGTAAAGGCGATCATAACTATTATTGCCAGTATTACGACCAGCCAAACTATTATGGTTATAGGCCTTTCATTATATTGCTTTTTCATAATTTCTTCTCCGTTTTCTCCAGCTCTTCAAGGAGGGCATCGGCGAGGGCGATAGCCTGACGAGCAATCAGTGTTTCAGTTGGTATGTTTGCGTACCCTCTTCCGCGCCAGCTTCTCGGCGTAGTCGTCGTCGCGCATCCTCAAGTCATAACTGGAATTTACCGACCCTGGATAGTATCGGCCATTTTCACAAAAGTACAGTGTACCATCTCCGTTATCTGCTTCCAGCTCAGCCGCAATAGGCTGAGGAACTCCACAGAATGAATGATCGCTATCAAACGATATTATTCTCACCAACTTACCCGCCTTCGTGCACACGGCCGCACCTCGCTTGGCGGCTCTCAAGTCAAAATCTTTCATATTTATTTCAGTTTTTCGATATTTTGCGAGAATCTCGCTATTTTTTCAAAACGGAGCGTCGCAATTTTTGCACGCCCCTCTGTATCTGAATACTTCATAGAGGCGTCCAAATAGCCACACCTCCAAATATCCATGGCCTGTGGTGTGCCTGTGACACCAGCATTTCCCCATGCGTATCTTAAATATATTCATGCTTATTTCGAATTTTTAGTACTTCTTGCCGTGCATCTTTGGTCGCTTTGCATTGTACGCCATTTTCATCCATACATGGGTGCCGATGTCTATGTTATTCGCCGCGCACAGGTCGAGAATGCGGATAAGCGCATCGGCAATTTCATCCTCCAATGTGTCTTTGATGCAGGAACGAAATATATCTTCGAACGCTTCGTCGTTCCGTGAAAGAGCATCTTTAGCCGCGCCTACACGTGTTGAAAATCTGTTCAGCCTGTCGGCCTCCAATGCCTCCGATAGCTCCGAATGAATCAGCGCTACTCGTTGGCCAAATACTAAATGTTGGAGAATTTCGTGCTTGTATATGTCGCCACCCGCCGCCTCGGCTATCTTATGCTCTGCATCATAAAATCCGTGGTCTACTGCATTCTGGTAAACCTCACCGGAAAGTTTGTTGAGCGCTTGAAATTTATCCATTGTTATCGTTATTTTACAAGTTCGAATTCGTAAACCACCACCCATGGGTTCGATGCCCAAGTACCTTTACCCGACACCCGGTCTATCAGCGAAGCGAAGGCTTTGCGGGGAGTGTCAAATTCAACGGCTGTTCCCTTTTTCTCGTCGGCATACCCATACGTGGTGGTATCTGTGGATTCGTACCACGATTCGATAATGCCCTCACGAAAACAGTCCTCGTCCGAAATATCCTGCAAGCGCTCGCAACGGATTCCGGTGATGCGGATTTGGTGGGGCATTAAGGCAGCACGGACATACATCTTATTGCACATTCCGGGGTCGTATTTCAAGCCCCTTATGATAGCATCATCTGCGTCCATATTGCCATGAAGGTATACCTGCTCGTAACTCTGCGCCACGGCCACGACCTCGCCGACCTTGTAGCGGCATTTATGGCGAAAAATCTCAACCCCTTGACAGCACATTACGACACAGCCAGTGGCTTCCTCATAAGTGAAATCTTCGGCTGCGGTCGCGGCAAGCTGGAATTGCCTATCTCCCTCGATGCGGCGCGTATTGGTCTTTATACCCTTCACTGCCATCCTTGTTAGATGGTATCGGTCGTTAAAAAATGCCTTCTGCATGGTTATTATTGTTTTAGGTTGTTCACTCTGTCGATCTCGGCGGCGATAAGGGCGCCAGCCTCGGCAAGAGCTTCCAAGCCAGCGTGTGGGTTCCCTATAATACTACATACCTCAGCATGACGCACATTGCCTATAATTTGTTCAACCTTCATATCTCGGCCTCTCCTAATTCCTTTCCTCGCTTCCGCGATGATTTCGACACCTGTTTTCATGGGATTCTATTTCTTTTTTGAGTTCCTCAATTGATTTTCTGAGCCGTTCGTGTATTTCCACGGCGCGATACATAAGCCAAACAGTGACGATTCCGAGGATTGAAAGCAACATCCACGTTATAATTTCATTCTTCATTATCATCATCGAGATAGCTTTCATCCTCATAATTCACGCAGAAGTCGAAGCCCGGATCATCGCCGAATATTCCTTTGGCTCGGCATTCTTCGTATTTTCGGCAGTTATCGCAATAACATTCGTTTATTTGTCTGTTTATTTTCATGCCTCATAGGGATTTGTGGGTAAATCGTGAACGCTGACGGCCAGTCCGGCGTCGATCAGACCGCGGTAGTCGAGGTGCAGGCGGTGTAATAAGTCGTATTCCCCTATTGATAAATTATCCTTGTTATACTCATACCATCCCGTTATGAGTGAATCTAGACTTGACGCAAATACTCTATATTCGTCCAAATCGCAATGCGTAAAACGGGTAAGTTCTGGGTACTTGATTTTTGCCATCCTAAATATGGGGATAAACGGTTTCCCGTCGTTGTAACCCCGATCGGTTATCTGTGCGTACAGATCGGACATCGGGCGAAGTACGGGCTTATACCCCGCGAGCGCGATTCCGTGCTGGGCTATAAATTCAACATCTATCCAACAAATTTCACCCGTAGGGTATTGCCCGAGCAGGGGATGATCCAAATACCCCGCAATGTCGGTAAGTGTTAGTTCTCGTTTCATTGGTTATTTATGTCAATTATAATCATTTTAGGTCGTTCTTTTTTGACAATTCCAAGCTCCTCAATATCGGAAGCAATATCACCCCAGCCATCAATGAACGCACGTATTTTTATGTCGTAATTTTCGCAGTCGTTCTCGACCGCCCAGTCGTACAGTTCCTTCGGTGTCATGGCTCTGTCTTATTCGTGAATCTCCCGCCAGCCTATTATAGCTTCGGGATCAATACGCCTGTTTGTGCCATCAATATACCACGCATCCTCATCGCCATCTGAACAACTCAGCCGCCATGCCACCGACATCATAATCTTATCGAAAGCTTTGTATTTGACCTCTACAACCTTGACATATTCCGGCAGCTCCTCTTTCGGGTCGTGCCAGCGCGTCATCTCATAATACTGGGCTTTGGCCCCAGCGATATAGGCATCTATCATTCCGCGCCTGTTGTATGGGTGGACGGCTGCCTCTGGAGAATCAACCCATTCTTTCGCTCTTTCCTCAATCGTTTTCATTCTCGTTCAGTTTTTGGATGAAATTCTTTCGGTGGTATTCATAATCCGGTTCGAACTCTCCGTCCTCGCCGTTCTCAAACCACATATCGTCGAATGCGCCAATCGCTCTTTTCCGCATCCGCTCCTCGGCCTCCTGCTCGGCGAGTTCGGCAGCTCGTTCTGCCACCGGCTCTGTTACGTACCCGGTATACGGGTATCCCAATCCGTTCTCAAACAGATATTCCTCTGCTTTTTCGCTTTTCATGGTTAGGATGTTTTAGTGTAACGCCCACGTCTTGTGCATTGCAGCGATCAGGTCTATATACCCTTTGTATTCCTCCATCTGCTCGGTACTATAGCCTTCGGCCTCGCCAATTTTTCGGAAATGCTTCTGCCAT